ACGACTCAGGCTGGCGTGTGGGTGAGCATGGGTGGTAACGCAACGAAAGCAGCCGCAGTGGTGGCGATGTTTCCTCCTGCCACTCCAGTTCCGCCAGTACCACCGAGTCCTCCCGTTCCGCCGAGTCCGCCATCCCCGCCAGTTCCTCCAGTCCCTCCTGTTCCGCCTGTTCCGGTACCCGTGACCACTATGTCTGGGACAGTGGTGATCCCAGCGCAGAAGGTACAATACGCAGGTCCGTTCGGCCGCACCATGACGCTGACCATTCCTGGGCAGAACGTGCCGGTAACGGTCAGTGCACAGGGTCGTCATGCGGAACTGGCAATCCCGGACGAACACCTGACACCGGAGCATCTGGGACGTGTGGGGTTAGTTGTGCCGTGGGCTGCGATCATCGCATTGGTGGTACAGTTCGGCGCAAAGGTACTGCCAATCATCCTCGCTGATGTGGCTGCCGGTAAGACGTTCCCGCAGATCATTGCGGATATCCTCGCCTCACTGCATCCGATTCCGCCCCTGCCAGTGCCAGTGCCGGTCCCTGCACCGACGCCGACACCTACACAACTACTAGCCACACAGTACATCCACATTCTGCCCGGTACCACACTTGAGGAGCTGCTCCAACATCTGAACCAGTAGGGTTCACCATGCAGTAACTAGTGAGACACCCAGACCCTGTACGGAGACTACCATGAAGATCGGTTCTATTAACTACGCTACCGAACAGGGTCTGGGTTACTTAATGAAGTCGTTCTATGACAACCACGTTGTTAATAACGTGGCGATTATCCACCACGGTAGCCGCCCAGATCGGCTAGACTGGTACCCACCCAACACACCAAGAATCACCCGCCTACATCAGCCAGATCAGATACACATTCTGCAAGAGTTCTGCAAGCAGCAGAATATTGTCCTGTTCTTCGAGACACCGTTCATATGGGAATTAATTCCCTTCTGCCGCGAACACGGTGTGAAGACCGTGATAATGCCGATGTATGAGTGTATGCCGCGTCAGTGGCTTTACCAGCCAGATGCCATCCTCAACCCTAGCCTACTTGATCAACAGTATTACCCACGAGGCACCTACATACCAGTGCCAGTGGAAACAACCTGGAAGAAGCGATTCATCGCAGAGACGTTCATCCACAATGCTGGGCACGGTGGTCTTAAAGGTCGCAATGGTACAGCCGAGCTAATCACTGCCATGCAGTACGTCCAAAGTAATATTAAGCTGATTATCCGTACCCAGAGTCGTGATATTGGTCCAATAAGTAGTATAGATAAGCGTGTGACTGTGGTGCACGCGACCGTTCCGCGTGGGGAACTCTACGACTACGGTGATGTCTTCGTGTTCCCGGAGAAGTTCAACGGGTTGTCGTTACCACTGCAGGAAGCCACTGCTAGCGGTATGGCAGTGATGACTACAGCACGCTTCCCTAATACGAAGCATTATCCGAAGATCATACCTATCAACGTCACGCGGTACCGGCAGTCATGCGTTTCTAACCGTTGTGTGGTATTCGACGAAGCTATCATTGACCCACGCTCCATTGCGGCAGCTATTGATGACACCTATGGTAAGGATATTACGACACACTCAGTAGCCGGGCACGAGTGGTATGCTAACCACATGAGTTGGAATGTACTCCACTCCCGTTATATGGAGTTCTTCGAATGTCTACTAAAGACACCCCAGAGTTGATCCTTGTCACCAACCCGGAGAGGTTGGACTTTCATCTTGGCGAGGCAACTGGTGGTGGACCGGCGGATGGTATCGAGCTCTGTGTGATGGAGGTCAACGCATGGGAGTCTGAGGACGGTACCTTCTACCCTAGCAGACGCATCGTGTTCAGCCGTAGATCTGCAGAGTACGCAATCAAGGCACTCGTTAGCTACCTTGCACGCGATGAGTACGATCGAGCCAATACACCCACCGAACACGAAGACGAGGACCATGACCCATGAATGAGATGAAGATCTTGTACGTTGCGAAGCACGGTAACGGTGATAATGACGATGAAGGTGCAATCGCCTATGCACTGACTAAACTGGGGCACAAAGTCACCTGCGTACATGAGCAACACGCTCATAAGATCAGTGACGAAGGTGCCTATGACTTTGCACTATTCCACAAGTTCGAGAACCTACCGATCATCCAGCGTTGGTCCCCAGACACACCGCGCTGCTTCTGGTACTTCGATTTAGTAACCCACAACGACTGGGACTTGAAGTTACGCAGTGCGTCCAGAGTGCAGTGGATGCGTGCTGCGGAGAAGGTGTTCCATGTTGGGTTCATGACTGATGGTGACTGGGCAAAGCAGTCAGATAAGTGGGTTCACTTACCGCAAGGTGCTGATGAGCGTGTGGTGGCCTATGGTGACGCAGGTCATGGTCCGCTATACAATATACTCTTCACCGGCACCACAATCCACGGTGGTAAGCGTCTGGAGCATATCCGCGAGCTCCAACATCGTTACAAGCAGCAGTTCACGATTATTGGTGATCGTAACAAGAAACGGTACCACGGTCGTGAACTAGCAGACATCACAGCACGTACCCGAGTGATGGTGGCACCCGACGCACCAGTGACAGACCTATACTGGTCCAATCGAGTGTATCAGTGTCTGGGCTTCGGTGGCTTCTTGCTACACCCATATTGCGAGGGGCTAACCAAACACTTTGAGCATGGTAAGGAGATCATCTTCTACCGTGACCGTAAGGAACTCGTCGACCTGATTGATCACTATAACACAGATGATCGTGACATCGCTGAAGAACGACTCGTGTGCGGGCTGACTGGCTTGGATCGTGTGCGACGTGAGCATCTATACCAACACCGATGTGAGACTCTTGTAACCGAGATGCAACAGAGGTTCAATATATGAGTACTGAACGCCAACCAATTGAAGATCCAGTGTACTGGAAGAAGCGTCTGAATAAGGCGCTGTACACACGACAACTACACCATAGCATCTTTGTCTGCACCCTGGAGAAGTGGGAAGCTATCGAGACCCGGCACTGCCAAATCCTTGACCGCCTCATATTGCCAAACGAGTCGATCCTGGATGCTGGTTGTGGGTATGCACGACTACTGGACCTAATGCCAAAGGACTGGCAGGGTTCGTACGTCGGTGTGGATCTATCGCCGGACTTCATCAAGTTGGCTGCTACCAACCATCCGGATAACGATTTTATCTGTAGCCCATTAGAGATCGCGTTACATCATCTCCATAGGATTATGTTAGCGCAGTCCGGTACGAAGTACGACTGGTGCATACTAATATCAATCCGCGACATGATTAAACGCAACAGCGGCGAAGAAACTTGGAACGAGATCCACGACGGTATTAGGAAGGTAGCCAACCGCATACTCTATCTTGAGTACGATGAAGAGGACAACGGTGTGATCGAGAACCTCCTCGAGGGTTAGCCGTGAAGATCTGGTTCCCGGGCTTCTACACGGAAGCCCATCGCACACCATCGCGTCAGCAGATACTCGTCTCTAACCTCATGGCATTGGGGGTTGAGTGTTCGCTGACACGTACTACAGACTGTGACCTGTGCTTCTGCGGCAGCATCTTTAAGCTACGTGATGTACTACGGCACGGTAGGGGGATGCCGGTTATCCACTACAACTGGGACCTCTACCCAGCCATGGTCCGCACGAACAAGACGTACGACTGGCGTGGATACATTGCCGATCTGCGGAAGGCTACGGTTGTACTAGTGCCGTCGCAGTGTACAGCCACACGCACCATGGAGTTCACTAACCGTGGAGCTAACGTAGTACTGGCTCCTATTGATGTGTGGGAGATACCGAACTATGCTGACCTCGGTAATGGTGATGAGACCGTGCCCATGCCGAAGAGCTACGTGCTCGACGTGATGCGTGACTACCCCTGGGATCCACATCGCCACCTCGCACAGGAAGTCTGTAATCTATTGAAGATCCCGCTGGTGCGCACCCAGACCACCACTGACTGGAACCGATTCCGCTGGCTGGTAGCCAACGCACGTGTTCTACTGTCCTGCTACGACGAGGCGAGTACTGGTGGCCTTACCCTACTAGAAGGCTATGCGCATGGTGTGCCGTGCATTGTCTGTGATAGCCCTCGCCACGGTGCCGTTGACTACTTCGGTGACCGTGCCACATACTTCAAGCATACAGAACCATTCAATTCACTGGCGTGGAACCTAGACCAACAGTGGCGGTACCCTAGTAAGCACGACGCAGTCGAACATCGACAATGGGTCATCAGTACCTACAGTGATCGCGTATTCGCCCAACAGCTCAAGGAGGTATTCGAGCGATGTGCCCGTTAGAACTACCAGACATGAGCGGGTGGATGGACGTCCACTACATCCGGTGTGAGGAAGGATATATCTGCTGGCGATACGGTACTGGTGGCAACGTGGAGATAACACACATCAAGGGAGCTAAGTCTGGATCCGGACGCAAGCTACTGGTGAACATGCTGTACGAGCTCTTAGACCAGCCCCCTTATCACACAGTGTTCGGCTTTACACGCATCGATAACAGTAAGGCTAGAGCGTTCTACGAACGCTGCGGGTTCATCCTGTCGAACGTCGAGGGTGTCTATAAGGATGGGCTAGCAACGGTGTTCAGTGCTACGTTTGAAGACCTGTGTAAGTTACATGGAGTTGAGTGATGTTGGAGACGATCACGGCTACACCCACGATGGAGGGTAGCGAAGGTGTGCTGGCAATCGTGTTCCATGCAATACATGAGCCAGTCCATGGAGTCACCTTTATGACACCACCCCATGCACCGATGCAGGCTGCTTACATCAGCAGACGTAAGGGTGATGAGATTGACTACCATCGCCACCCGCCACAAACACGCGTCGTCCATGGTACGTCTGAGACCATCATCGTCAAGTGTGGTAAGGTGATGGTGAGTCTGTTCACCAGCATTGGCCAGCACGAGCGCGATGTGGTCCTGGGGGCTGGTGACCTGATCATACTGTACGCTGGTGGGCATGGGTTCACGTTCTTGGAAGATTCAGAGCTCTTCGAAGTCAAGCAAGGACCCTACGATGCAAGCAAGGATAAGATTTACTACAGCAGCATCCGATGATGTGTGGCAGAGCCTGCCCACACCACTACTGTTCACCATCGGGCTAATCCTGCTGGCGCACGTGGTGACGAACGTCTATTATCACTTCTTCATCAGACGTCGTCGGCGGTGAGTTATGGGCAGTCGTTCGAAGCGTGGTAGATGGCATAATAAATTCAAACAGGGGGACCAACCGTGGAGACTTACCAAGTCCTTGAGCATGAGTGGGCGAACCGTGTTGGCATGTCTAACGTCGTTGGCTGCAACAGCGGTACAGCGGCACTACATCTCGCGATCGAGGCACTACGACTCCCACAAGGGTCGCAGGTGATTGTACCGGACTATGCGATGGTAGCCTGTGCGCGGGCTGTGTCACTGGCTGGCCTTACCCCCGCGTTTGCTGACGTGCTCGAGCAGGACTACAACCTAGACCCAAAGAGTGTCGAGGACAACATCCTGGCGATCAACCGTAATGGGAAGCGTTGCTGGCGCTTGGCTAGTGATCCGCCTGTGTCTGCAATCATGGCAGTCCACACCTACGGTCGCCCATGCAACATGGCGGCGATCTGTGAACTTGCAGCTAAGTACAACATTGCGGTAATCGAGGATCTGGCCGAGTCACACTGCACGTACCCATATCCGGAGTCAGATGCTGCCTGCTGGAGCTTCTATCGCAACAAGGTAGTCTTCGGTGAGGAGGGTGGTGCTGTGGCTTTCCACCACGATCTGAACGCAGAGTATCAGTACGCCAAGAGCCTACGCTGTATCGGCTTCGACAACAACCATGACTACTGGCACAATCCGCGCGGTCACAACTACCGGCTCAGCAACTGCAACGCGGAGGCGATCCTCACCAATATGCGGCAGATGGATAGTTGGGTACGTCTACGCCTGGACCAGTCTGCAATCTATAACCACGTGCTCGGCACTACTTACCCATCTTCTTCCAGAGAGACACCGTGGGTATATGATCTGCGCATCAAAGGAATGGATCCGTGCGAGCAGCGCATGATTGTGGAGCGGTTGCGTGCTTACGGCATTGGTGCTAGATACGGGTTCAAGCCATTGAGCCTACAGCCGGAATACAGCTATATCAGTGACCGTGGTGAACTGGAGCGTCAGATACTGCTCACTGCAACCACTGCGGCACGCTTGTCACGGGATGTACTGTACCTGCCACTCGGCCAGAACATCACGATGCCTGTTGATAAGATGGCCGAACTGGTGCTGGGTACCCTGGACGACGTGCTACACCCGTAGTGTGTATTAGGCAGCGTCTAGACTATAGGTATGGTAATTTACCCCTACCAACCTGGACGCCTCGCTAATGCACACCAGGACGTCTTAAAACGCAAAAACCCTGCACCAGCCACAAGGGCCAATGCAGGGTTTAGTGTTTAGCTGCCAACCTGTTAGGTTGGGTCTTCTGGTGGCTGGGGTGGGGTGGGTGGTACGCTTGCGGCAGCCGTTATGCTGCGCTTGGCACGTATGGTGAACCGCTCCACACAGGCACGGCATATCACGGTCTCACCTCTCACCACTTGGCACAACGGGATTGCGGGTTCGCCGCAGTAGTCACACAGCACGTTGATTTCCAGGTCAGGCATCGTTACTCTCCGTTAGGAATGCTTCCACTTATCTACTAGACGACATAGATCAGCTCATTGATGGCGCGGGTCTTGGCGACGTAACGTAGGTTACGCTCCTCGATACGTTGCCACGCTGACATCTTCGCCTCGCTGCGTCCAGGGTACACGGCGGGTCGCAGGTAGAATACGCGATTGGCTTCGAGTCCTTTGCTCTTGTGGATGGACATGAGCCGTACCTTCTTGATGTCCTTACCTTCCTCATCCTTGACGAATACCTGCTGGATGCGGTCGATTACCTGTCGCACTGTTTGCAACCCTTCACTGAAGAACATGGCACAGTCATAACGGTCCTTGAGCATCTGCATGAAGGATTCGCGTGGGTTGCGTTTGGCTTGCTCCTTGGTTAGCTCCTCGTGCAGCCAGTCGTCCAGCCTGCCTACTAACTCTTGCACCGTGTTCACCTTCATCTTGGTGATGAGGTTAATGATCTGCTGTGCAATGTCCCTACCTTGGATGGTGGCTGGCTTACCCATCTTCATTAGCTTGAAATATTGACTAACCAAGGGTGCCACGCTACGACACAGCACCATGTCACCGACCTGTACGTCCGGCAAGTAGGTATCCTCGATAGGGATCTCCTTGGTGGTGCGTTCACCGTTTGCACCACGTGGACCCGGCTGCAACGGGTAATTCATGGTCTTGACAATGCCTTCTGGGTTGCTGGGATGGGCGAAGAAGTCTGGTACTTCCTGGTTCGCCTCACGAACGATGGCCTTACCACAACGTCGCGTGACGGTTAGCTTGCGTTCAGCCACGCCTTGCGGCTGTTCCTGCAGGTACCGTAGGATAGTGGGCATCGAATCGCTGTCCGCACCAGCAAAACCGAAGATGGCTTGTGCCGGGTCACCACACAGGATGAGACGCCTACCCAGGCGCTTAATGAGTGCATGCTGACAAGCGTTCATATCCTGTGCCTCGTCCACGAACAGTATGTCAAACTTGAATAGCGGTAAGTTTAGCACCACAGGTAGCCAGATCATGTCGGCATGTGTGATGCAGCCGTCTTTCGATACATCGAGCATCCGGTTCATCACCTGAGGCACTAACCCGAAGATCTGCTGCTCCAATCGATCTTCCCCGGTGTCAATGTCGTACCGCTGACACATCTCCAACATCACTTGTGTCCAGTCTTCACCGTGATGCTGGTCGGGGTCCACGAGGTTCAGTTGGCACTTCTCCACCAAGTTTTCGACGGCACCAATGATTGTTGGTGTTTCCCTACGTAGCTCACGGATGTCTTTGCCTGTTAGCTCTTGGATGATGTTGGGGATACGTTCCTCGCCGCGCTCAACGGCATCTTTCGGCAGGTTGAACGCTTTAGCAACGGCACGGAACCCGATGCTGTGTAGGGTCTTGGCGTCCACACCTTCTGGTACACGTTCCCGTAGCGTTGCAGCAATCTCGCGGCCGAACGCAGCAAAGCAGGTGAATTTATGGTACCGCGACTGCAACACTACATCCCATATGGACTGCTGCTCGTTACTGGGCTTAATCCCAGGGTCGAGCATCTTTAGTCGCTTGATGCCACCGACAAGCGTGGTGGTCTTGCCGGTACCAGCCCGCGCCGTGATCATCATGTGTGGTGGGATGTTCTGCTGCTCGACTTTACGCTGTTCTGCCACGGCTGCCATCTTCTGCCCGAGCAGACTCATTGGTTGCGTCGTGGTAGCAGATGTGGGTGCAACAGTTGCAACCTCCTTCTCTGCCTGTTCTGCAAGCCAGCCATCGGTCCAGTGGACTGGGCGGTCAACCGGTTCTTTGATAGTGATGGTGCCTTCAGTCTCCAGGCGTGGGACGTCGATAGTAGCGGGTTCGGTGTCTAAGAACCCGGTCAGCAGATTGGGTTCGCTGTCAGAAGAACTTGGAATTGGAGGTTGTGTCGTAGTTTGACTAGTTGGCAGGGTAGGAGATGTGGGGATCTTGGCAACCTTCACCTTCTGGATAGGGTCCGGGTTCTGCTTACCCTCCGGCTTATGTAGGACTGACCCGACGTCCTTCTTGCTGGTCAGGACGTCAACATAGGACCGACCACGCTTGTCATTGTCTTTCTTCTTCCAGCCGTGCTTCTTGGCCTTCTCGAACATGCACTTCTGGGAACAGTAACCTTTCAGGTCGGCGCGGGACTTGGCTTCGTCGTACACTTTACCGCATTGACGGCATACACACATCACACGCATCACATTCTCCTTGCTGCATCACGCAGTAGGTTGTGGAGTTGGTGCTGTTCCACTTCAGTAGGCAACCGTCACGGCTGCTCCCAGCGCCCTCCCCACGAGCAGGAGGGCAGTAGGAGGAGTCGCTACTTAATCAGAGCCACCACCCTCTCCGCCGACTTCCGGCGTGTCGAGGGTAGCCACTCCGCCACCATCATCGTCGATCTCGTTGGTAGTGAGGTCGTTAAATACTGCCGGGTTGATGGTGGGTGCATCGTCCGGCATCTGGTTGTTGGTGCGCCGGGTGGCGCAGTTGGCGCGGTGATCTTGCTTGTCGAGGTCTACGCCACACTTGGGACAGAGTCGAGCCATTTGATTCTCCTTAATGTGTAGCACCCACTAGCCGTTGGTGCCACCACGAAGGCTACCCGGTTTTATCCCTGGTTTGGTACTGGGCTTGGTAGGTTTACCGTCGTTACCGTTGGGGCTTACAGGCTTATCGCCTGCAGGCTTATTGGCTGTATCGGGTTTTGCACCACCACCCGGCTTGACGGGGCTTGTTGGCGTCGCTGGGGGTGTAGGCATGGTCGCTGGGGACTTTAACACAAAGTCGGTAACGGTCCAGTCCTTGGCGGTCTGTCCCGGGTAGCACTGTGCCAACTTGTGCCCAGCAGCAATCATCTTGGTGGCAACCACTTCCAACTTCTCCGGCGGGAAGGACGCACAGATCAACCCTGCCTTCTGTACGAATTTCTCCCCGGTCGCCTTACTATACGCTTCCGCGTCGACCTCCCACAGTACCCACGCACCTTCAGCACGGATCATCAGGATGCGATCCGGGTTGGTCTTACGCAGTGCCGTGAGTTGCTTGAGGATACCGTCCTTGTTGGGTCCTTTGTTCACTTGACGTTTGGGTTTGTCGTTAGGTGGTGGTTCAGCGTCGGTACCGGGCGTGTCGGTCGGCTCCTCATCTTCCTGGTTATTTTCACCGCGGAACTGCACCTCAGCTTCGTGACCCATGTCGATGCCACCAAAGTTAGGCCATTCTGCGATGAATGTGTTACCATGGTTATCCGGTTCGGTACGCTTGAGTGTGCAGGCTGTGGCAGTGAGTGGCTTACCGTCCAGGTATAGATCCCAAGCCAGTGCCAGCACTGCGTACACTTCTTCACGATTGCCACGTCCACCAGTGGTTTCATCGTTCAGTGCAGACAGAGCGTACCGCAGTTCTTGGAAGTCCGGCAGCCCAGCGTTTGCCAACTTGACCCAGAACACTTTCGCGTTCTCCATCTGGTCGAAGTTAACTTTATCCTCACTCTTCGACGTCATCAGGTGATAGTCCTCACTTTCGGTATCAGTGGCAGCCATTAGGTACATCAGGCTTGCGGCTGCACCGAGTGTGACGTACTTGCTAATGTTGTCCTTGACGTTCTCCTGGATAATGTGTTTGACGCACACCTCCAACGTGCTGTGACGCTTGAGGTAGTCACGCATCTCGGCGATGGTGTGCTTACCTTTCCGCTTACCAAACCAGCCACCCCCTTCGCCACCAGTGCGCATCCACAGGGTCTTCACCGCGTTCATGCAGGCAATCGCCAACTTCTTACGCTGAACTGGTGGTTCCTTGCGAAAGAGCTCGTCGCGGTACAGCACGTCACCGAATGACCGTGACTTGGCAGTGTCAATGGTGTTGACCGTATCATCGTCTTCCGAGATGCCATACGTCACGTCCTTATCGAGCGTGATGGGCTTGTCACCCCAGATCTCCAACCAGTGTGCTTTGTCCGGACCAGTACGCTCATGTTCTGCGAAGATACACGCAGTCATGGTGTGCTGCCCATTCAGTACCATCCCAGTCACGCCGATGATGAAGGGTTCACCGTTATAGCGGATATATCTGTTCAACACGTCCCGCTTAATGGTATCTACATTGGTCATGTAGATTGGGCGGTTAATGACGTTGTTGGTGCAGCGTACCTTCCGCTTGGTGTACGGGTTGACGAACAGGTAGTCTTCACCCCAATCATCGTTGTCAGGTGCCTCGACCCAGCCCATCAGCTCCTTCATCTTCTCGATAGTAAGTAGCTCACCCGGTTTGCTTCTGGTGCGTTCCGGGTATTTGATGGGTCGGCTACTCTTCGGCTGTGGTTTCTTGCTGGTCTTCTGCGCAACCATCTGTGTCTCCTTGTGCGTCGGGATTGTCCAGTGCCTGCGTGACGCGCCGCAGGATGGTAGCTTCGTGGTCTTTCTTGCGGATGGTACCGAGGATATTTAACTGGCTCGGTGTTAGCTCTATCTCTGTACGGAACTTACCGGGGAGGTCATCGAAGTCGCCGAGTTGCCACTGGTAGACGTACCACATGATCAGCGTCACGCTGGTGATACGGTCCTTTACTTGGTCCACCGGGTCGTCCTCGAACAGGACATCCGCCAATAATGGGCGGTCCTGTGACACGCTTTCACTCCTAGGGCATCGTGGGTAAAGAAATACAGGGGAGTAGGGGGACTCCCCTGTTAACGTAGCGGATTGGTCACTCGGTCTCGTCTGCGGTGCCGTTATTGTCGGCGTCCTTGGGCTTACCGTGGACGACGCTGGCGTTGATGGTCACCTGCAATTTGACCGGCTTGCCATCGATCTCGATAAACACCTTATCACTAAGGAAGTAGCCGTAGCCACCCTTCGCGAACGTCTTCTTGTTCGCGAACTTGTTGGTGAATACCTTGCCGAGCTCGACGACCTGCGGTGCCTTCGCCTCGAAGTCTTCCTTACTAATGTCAGGCTTCTTGGCTGGTTTGCCACTGGCATCCGGGGCATTGTCACCGCGCTTGCGACCGGTCTCAGTGTCACTGCCGTGCACGCCAACCTTCTTATCACGACCCATGATCTAGTCTCCTTGTGTGCCACTATCAGCTATCTGCCTTGTACAGATACCCACTCCCGCCGACGTGGAGGCTGTGGCTTGGGGGAGCGAACTTGCGGACTGCGTAGGCGTCGCAGTGTACCGCAAGTCGGTAGTAGTGTGCTTACTCAAACATAAGCGGTTTCAGCCTGCTAGACATTGCAGCGTTCAGCGCCTTGATGTGTTTGCAAGCGTGCTTACGCTTCGCGTGGTCGTCGCAGGTACAGGATACGGCTTGTGCATTGCGGTCGAACTTGACCATGTAGCGGACAGCTACAAAGTCCGCACCGAGATACTCCAGCATCACGTCCTGCTTGCTTTCGATGAACAGGTACTCGCGGTCAGTACCACCAGCCATTGCGATGCGGATACGTTCGTCACCTGTCACCGGGTCACGTGGCAACCATTGAACGATGTTCTGGACCGGCTTCGGCGGCTCCGGCACTGCGTTACGTGTGTTCCACCAGTCGGCGAACTTGACTGGGCGGTTGTGTGGCTCCTGCTGACGTTGCAGATAGTCACGCACTGCAGTGATCCACGGTTGAGCATTGGCGAGGGTCCAGGTCTCGAAGTCCTGGATGGCTGGCTTGTTGGAGCTATTATCGTTGGACCAGTCCACAAGATAGTTGTGATAGGCTACAGCAACCTCTGCGGCAGTGCTGTAGGTATTCTGCAACACTGTGGCTACCTTCTCATTGACTCTGCTGGGGTTAGTCATCAGCCGTTTATACTTCACCCCAACCCATTCGTCGAACGACATCGGGTTCGGCACCCCAGCCCGCTCGCGGTCGTATTCCGCTCGTAGTGCTTTCCAACCCATACGGGCAGCCACACCAATCGACACGCCGCAACACGGTCCTTCATGCCCTTCCTCCAGACGGCAGCGTTGGGAGACCGGCTCGGTTCCACCTTCCTTGACCCACTGCTTGCACTGTGGAACTATACTAGTCTTGTTGTCCAGCCGACCATAGATGGTCTCCTGTGGCGGCTCGGGCAGGCGGTCGTTCACTGCCTGTACGGACTTGTCCTCGACCTTACTGCGGAACTTGGCAGCGGACTTGAACGTGGTCTTGCGTTTGGTGCTGAGGTTCAGCACGTCGTAGACAGTCTTGTCAGTCATGGTCAAACCACCTCCGTAGGTGTTCCGGCGGCTGTGCTGTGTCTTGCGGATCTCCAGCACCTTGACCGTCACCACGTTGCCACCAATCTTCGCTTTGTACTTGCCACCCTTCACGATCTCTGATGCTAACATGCTTTGCTCCTTGTGTGGCGAACCAGAAATTGGTCGCTCGCGGGAGGCTGGTACCCAGCCCCAGCCACCCACGAGGGATCAACTGCTTGGTGATGCTTCTTGCCTCGACACACATCGTACAGGTAATCACCCATGATGTCTTCGAGAGACTCCGATCAGCCGTTCACCAGCATTGGTGATGTGGTAGATGCCCTTATCGTCCACGCGGATCAACCCGTCACCGATCATGGTACCCGTCGGGCAGTTGCCTTTCGTATGTGCTCCCAGCAGTTTCGACCAACCCTTTTCAACGCCGGTCTTGGCTACCAACACTGACCGCGCTAGACCGTCCTTGGCGGTGTACAGTAGTGCCAACACTTGCTTACGTAGGTCGCTGCCTTTGGCACGGGGTGTAGGTGCCGTTTTAAAGGTCCCCGCTGTGTCAATACTGGTCGTTGTGGTGGTGGCTGGCTTGACAGGCTGTGGTGTGGGTGTGACCACTGGTGTCGGTTTAGGGGTTTCGTATTTGGTGGTGGGTGCACCACGCTTCTTGAACGCAGCCCATGACTCACCCGGTGCAGCACACTCAAGGTATTTGACGCCGTTGGCCTTTTCCCATGTAGAGACTTCAGCGTAGATGGCTTTCTCTTCAGGTGACATGCGGTATTCCGGCTTATCGCTACCAATATAGTACACGATACCATTGAACGCTGGGTCGTTGGGATCAGTGGGACCGGTCAGGCTAGTACGGTGGCAGCGTGCCAAATCCAATTCAGGCTGCTTGGCTTTCGACTTGGGTGTAGGCTTCTGGCGACCCACACCCGTTACCGTGACGGGTTTGGCAAGCGTCGGCTTCGCAGCCTTCTTGCCGGGTTTCACGGCTGGCTTCGGTGCATCCACTAACAGACCAACCGTGCTGTTCCCCGTCGGCTGTGTTTCCACGACTGTTGGTGCGGGTTGGGCTGCGGCTGGCGTTGCGGTCTTGGCGGTTTTCTTGGCGGTGACCATTAGCTTTGCTCCTGAGTACAAAATCCAGGTACTCGACTGGAATTGTGAGAAGGACGTGCATTGCACACCCCACAGAGACGTCTGGTCTCGTCAGCACACGCATCACACGTGTGGACCGTGCACAGTCGCACGGTTTCGACCTAGTCGTTAAGGACCAACACGTTGCGACCATCCCACACACCAGACCAGCCAACCACTTCACCCTGTTCGACACGTGGAATCAGTCGGCTGGTGTCGATGTCCGGGCGTTCGCTGGCTTCCACCACCAGCACTTCACCCGGTTGGGTGGCCTTACCCACCGTCATCTCGTGCGGGTTGCGATCCATCTTTACCTTAACCTTCTTAGTCTTGGTGCGGACCGGCTCGACCTTCACAGATTCCGATTCAGGCTGCGGCGCGGGTACAGCCTTGGCACGCTTGGCAGGGGCACAGCCCATTTGCCTTGCACACTCTGGACCGATGCCGCTCTCAATGCTTTCTGGCACGGTCAGGTCGCGTCCGCAGCGACCGCACTGACCGACGTGATGGACTTTGAACCCTGCGTCTTCGATGGGCTTGGTGTCGCCGGTAAACACCCTGCGGACTACCTTACTAAACATGCTGACCGGGATGCTGTCTGCGGTGAACTTCGACTTGCCAGTCAGCTTGACGCTGCCATCTTCCTGCATCATGCCAACATAAGTGTAGTCGCTGGTGTTGTCCGGACCGGTCAGCATCATGACAAACCACGCGTCTCGGTACTGCTGGTCGCCCTTCTTGAACCGCACCTTGTAGGTGTAGTGCGGTTGGGTCTTGTGCTGCTCCGCGAACGCTGCGGGCACTTCGACGGTGAACACGGCACGACCGGCGGTAACGAATTGCTTGCTAATCATGGGAGACTCCTTGTGGGGGATTAGGACACTTGGGTGGGTTACTGGGGCGTTATCCCCGCCCGGTCACCGTTGCGTTTACCACACCATCCCAAGAGGGTCAATAGTAGTGTTACTACTACTGACACGCAATCCCGGTAGGCGGTTTTATGACCGATTATTTTCTAAGATCTGTACACTGCCTATCTGTACACCACTTTGCCGCGCTACCCACAGCCAGTTGTTCTGCAGTAGTATTAGTTCTCATGAAACACACAAACATCCCACCACCAAGGAAGCACGGTGTTAGGTATCCGTGGCGAGAATGGTTCAACGCCGGATCCGTGACGATCAAGCAAGGCAAGGACTTCGAGGCAGAACCGCATGGTATGGCACAGACAGCGCGGCAGGCAGCAGCCCGGCTGGGTTACACCATTAGTGTAGCCATCCATGGTAGTAGTCTCACTATCACGGTGGTAATATGACCTACGTTGGCATCGATCCTGGAGTCTCTGGTGGTATATGCGTACTACCGGACCACACACGTATCATCACCACGCCTGCACTTGCTAGCCGATGTGACCTACTATGTTGGCTACGTATGACCCTACGTAGCTGCACTGGTCCGTACCGCGTGGTCGTCGAGCAGGTAAGCGGGTACATGGGTGAACGTAGCAAGGGAAAGAGTGACGGTGGTGCTGGTGGGGGTAACACCGGGCACACCATGTTCGTATTCGGCCAGAGCTACGGTGAGATCCTCATGGCACTGGATGCGTTGCGGGATCTGGGTGGCTTTGACCTACATTACGTCACTATCACACCTAATGCGTGGCAACGTGCACTCAGCATCGAGCCGAAGCGGAAGCATGGTCCACGTAAAGAATCGAAGGGGGCATTCAAGAGTCGCCTCGCCAACACAGCACGCACCATCTTTCCCCAGAGAACGCTCACGCTTGAGACTGCTGATGCTGCACTGTTGGCAGTGTATGGTAAGGAATTCCACACTTGGAGCTAGGTAATGAATATCCACTGGAGTGAACTACGACGGTTCGTCTGTATCGGTGGTCGTGTTGGGTATAACGTGGTGTCTGGCGTACGACTACGTGACCTGTATACACTTACACCTCATGACTGTCTGACTGCTGAATCACCGGAAGATCCACGGCTACACGGCTATCCGATCGAGCACTGCACCATACTGCGACCATTGGAGAATAACAATTACATCAACAAGCACACTGCGTCTGGGTATGGTTTTCCGCACGTTAACATCCCACTAACCGACGTAACGATCCCGTTCCTACTCACTCTGCGTAGTAACTGGTACGACACTACGGCACTGGCAATCTTCGCTGATACGCTCGACGATATTGGCTTCAGTGATCAACGATTTCACTGGTTACTACGTGCACTACGTGATCCGGAGCAAAGCATCTACATTGATCGACGTATTTGGGAAGGTGCACTTATCCAGATTCGCCTACAGGGTCTACTACGTGCAACTGAGGTAGCATGGGACCAACTCGAGAATATTAACAAGGACTCAGTGATTGTCACGGATGTGGGTGGCGTACTGTACACAGACGTTAAATCTAACAAGCGAGGTAAGACATGAAGACCACACTACAACTCTGGCAGGACCACTTCCGTAAATGGGAGAAAGGGTGCAGTTCCAAGTTATGCAGCCGCGCATGGAAGATCTGTATTGCACGTGGTGCCCTACCTGCACAGGTTGTGTTTATTGGAGAGGCTCCGGGTGGTAGCGAGAATATCTGCGGTGAGCCATTCGTTGGTCCCGCTGGTATACATCTACAGAAGTACGTGATCCAGAAGGCCATCCCCCATAATAGGCTCGTGGACCCTACAACCAAGCGTGAACGCTGGGTACCCACCGGACCTATCAAGTACATCCTTACGAACCTTGTGGGCTGTATCCCACTTGATGATACGGGTCGCAAGGAAGGTGCACCAGACCACGAGGACATCCTACAGTGTGCACCACGATTACTGGAGCTATTGGCAATCGTCAAGCCGAAGCTCATTGTCTGCGTCGGGCATGAATCAACCATAGCTATGGACACGTGGATGAAGAATAGTGTGTGGTCCAAATGGGCTGGATCCAGTAAGCATCCATCCTACGATGTACCACGTGTCACCATTACACACCCAGCCGAGATCATACGACAGAATATAGCCAATCAAGGTTTACGCTTCCAGGAGTGTGCCTTGATCATCGAACAGGCGATCGAGGAATATGTCCTCAACCCCGACCCGCCTAAGCGTCACAGCACGGAGGACATACCTTTCTAGGGAGAGACCATGCTCGTCGTGTCGAGGAAGATTGGCCAGCGTATCTTCATTGGTGATAATATCGTGGTTACACTTGTGGACGTAGATCGTGGTAAGGTCCGCATTGGTGTTGAAGCACCAAATGACGTCCGTATCCTACGTGAAGAACTGCTCGATCGCCCCAGTAACGAAGACCAACCCCCACAGCAACGCTAAAGGAGACCACCGTGGTAGACCTGAACCGTTTCCGGCAACGTGCCGAGGCTGCACATGCGGCAGCATCCAATACTGCCGCGATACAAGATGGTCCTATGGTATGGAAGGGACCAATGGTGGATGGCATCACATACTCGATGCTCACCAAGTTCCTTACGTGCCGGGAGCGGTTCAGGCTACTTGTGATTGATGGGTTGCGTGCCGAGGAAAAGTTCGATCACCGCATCGAGTACGGGCACCTCTGGCATACCTGCGAGGAAGCACTGTCCGCGAAGAAACCGTGGGAGCCAGCCCTGGAAGCCCACTACAAGCAACTTCAGGAGCGATTCAAGCTCCACAACATCGCACAGGAGATCCGCAAGTGGTACATGGTGTGTCGTACTCAGTTCCCCGTCTACGTGGCGCACTGGCAGCATCACAAGGACAACACGGCACGTCTACCACTACTACAGGAATACACGTTTGATACGCCCTACGACATCGGTGGTGATCGCAAGGTGCGTTTGCGTGGCAAGATAGACGCAGGTGACTTGATCGGTAAGGCGAAAACAGCAGGCATCTACGTACAGGAGAACAAGACCAAGAGTGATATAGAGGAAGACCGCATCAAACGACAGGTTAGTTTTGACCTACAGACCGGTCTATACATGGCAGCATTGCGCACCATCCAGCAGATACACCCCAGCCAGTACGCGGCCACCAAGCTCCCGCCGGAATTCTTCAAGTACCCAATTAAAGGGGTCCGGTACAACGTCGTCCGGCGACCGCTCTCTGGAGGAAAGGGTAGTATCACGCAGAAGAAAGGTAGCAAGAATGTTGCGGCTGAGACTGATCAGGAGTTCTACGCACGGCTCAAGGGGATCATGGATGGTACTGGCACTAATAAGAAAGGTGAGGACTACCCTGGTCCCGAGTACTTCTTTATGCGATGGCAGGCGGAGTTCACGCCTGCAGACATTACACGATTCGAGCAACGTGTCCTCAAGCCTATTCTGCATCAGCTATGTGACTGGTGGTCCTGGGTGTATGAATGCAAACTGCGAGGCACCAACCCGTTTGATAAATCGCGGGTTCACTGGCAGCACCCATTCGGCAGCCAGAACATGATCGATGAAGGCTTTAGCCACGAACTAGACGAGTATATGCGGACCGGCAGCACTGTCGGCATCCGACAGGTAGATCGTCTCTTCGAAGAGCTGTAACAACCCGCAATCACCTATCCGCGGTATACTGTACTTTCCTCCAGGAGAAATAAGCGATGCCACCACCAGTCCGTAAACAGAACGCGGCTGACACTGGTCCAACACCACGCAGTAGCGTTATTGACCGCATCAGGCCGATTGGCTTCGACGAGGATGATGGCCTTAAAGTGCTAGTCTTCGGCGAGAGTGGTAGTGGTAAGACTACATTCTGGTCCACTTTCCCGAAGCCGATCCTGAGCGTTGTTGTGTCCGGTGGCTCGAAACCGGGCGAGGCGCGTAGCATTGACACACCAGAGAACCGCAAGGTAATCAGCGCCATCCCGTTAGAACACACCGACGAGATTATGGACCTGATCCTATATGCAGCCCAGTCCAAGCGGTTCAAGACCATCGTGCTTGACCACGCCACCGGGTTCCAGGACAAGTCCCTTGCTCAGATTACGGGTAGACCAGTGCCAGAACAGAAGACGTGGGGAACAGCCAGTCAGCAGCAATACGGGCAGTGTACGTCGCAATGCAAGGAGCTCTGGCGGGACATGCTGAGTCTGCCGATTAATGTGGTATTTGTGGCGCAGCAACGCGTCTTTAAGGGTGGTGATGGTGAGACTGAGACTGACGCCATCGCACCCACTGTCGGCGCGAACCTGATGCCTCAACTGGGTGGCTGGCTCAACTGTGCTGTGGACTACATCGTCAACACGTACAAGCGGAACAAGACCGTCAAGCGTATGATCGGCATCGGTAAGCAGCAGATTGAACAGACTACCACACTCAAGGAGATTGAGTACTGTCTGCGTACCGGTCCAGACGCCACGATCACCACCAAGTTCCGCGTCCCGAAGGGTCACTTCCTACCAGATACGGTTGTGGATCCTACGTACGAGAAGCTATGTCAGATCATTAGTGGTACATATCCACGTCCCGCACCACTCAAGCCAGTCCCAACCCCGAACAAGCCGGTTAGTACAACCGGTAAGTAAATTCACCCACTACCATCCCTACGGAGTAAAGTAATGAACGGTCACAATGATGAGATGATTCAACGCGTCCCTACTTATGGTAAGGGGGACAGAGGCAAGATCAACTTCCTACCGATGATGGCGTGTGTGGCATTGCGAGTCATCAAGGTCAATACGACCGTTGGTGGCCTTGCCATCCCCGAAAACTCACAGGAGCCATACCAGACTCCGCTCGCCGAGGTGCTGGCAGTGGGACCACAGGTGATGTTCACCAGAGTTGGCGACATGGTCAGACTCAGTGCCGGTACTCTCGCGAGCAAACTGTTTGTCAAAGACATGGACTTTGTGGTGGTGCGCGAAGACCAGATCTTCGGTATTGACCACGGTATGGAGCAGAGCGAGTACTCCACGCAGCGGACGCGGGAGAAGATGGCCAACACTACGCAGCACAAGTCACATGGTAAGCTAATCACTGAAGGCTGAATACGCATCCACAACCTCTAACCTGTTCGATTCCTACAACCATTCTTTGGAGTTACGACTATGCCGGTGCAAAAGGGAAAGCCCAACAACCTCCTCGCCAAGTACGGTACACGCCTCAATACCGCGCACAATAAGGCGAAGGACGAGGATACAGACTTTGGCAACCTCGGTGATCTGCCAGCCGGGATCAGTGGTGGCGTGGCAGTACTAGAAAGCATCGAGATCACCAAGATCAAGGAAGGTAAGAAGAACGCTGGTGAACCACTCTTCATCGCACGTGCCATCGTGATCAGCCCGGAACAGTACGAAGGCCAGCAGTGTAAGGGGATGGCCACGACGATCATGACCGTACTGTGTGACACGCCGGAGCGTAGCGGGGAACGCAAGACGTTCGAACAGCACTACGCTTGGATGCTCAACGAATTGCGGAAGTTGGGCATTGACACCCGCACCACCAAGCCGGAAGACCTAGACGGCATCATGGATGCGTTGCGGATCAGCAAGCCCCAGATCCGCTTCCGGACATGGAAGGGTGAGAAGCAGACGACTGGGCAGTACGCAGGTAAGGAGCCTCGCGTCAATCATGAGTGGGGCGGGTTAGTTACAGATAGCGATTCATCGCTGAATGGTATCGGTGCCGTGGATGTGGACCCGACTGACATCGGCGATGCCAACAGTGGTGCGGCTGAAGCTGGTGATGATGGAGTCGCTGACGCTGACGCAGCCGTGGACCTGGATGGGCTGGCTACTGCTGCAGATGGTGGGGACGAGGACGCTCAGAACCAACTGGTCGAACTCGCAGATAGCGTTGGTATTACCGAAGATCAGATCGCGGCAGCCGCAGACTATGTGGCACTCGTCGCACAGATCCAGCAGGTACAGTACGGCGAGACCACCGACGAAGGTGGCTGGAAGGTTGGTGATACTTGCCAGTACGCACCGAAGGATCCCAAGGACCGCACTGGTAAGAAGCGTCTGGCGAAGGTGGCGTGTGAACTGCTGGTGATCAACGCAGACGGCACGCTGGTCGAGCTGAAGAACCTCACCGATGTCAAGAAGAAGTACAAGGACGTGAGTATCAACGAGATCGAGCCGTCCTAAGTAGTCCAATACCCGGTGTCCACCACGTTCCGCTTTACGTGTGTGGCTTAAATCACGGATGAGCCGGGTTGATGGGTCTCTAGCTCAACAGGTAGAGCACCTTGTTATGGGGGCTACTTCATACACAAGTCATATCCAGGTTCGAGTCCTGGGAGACCCACTATGGTTCAAGTCAAGCCAGTCTGTAAGGTCTGCCGCAAGGTGCGGTGTATCTGCAGACCCACACCAGTTAAGCAGCCTGTACGCATCTGCCGCGCCTGCAACGGCACAGGAAAGAGCACACGCGGTTTTGACTGCTTCCCTTGCGTCATGGCGGGTCGTGTGAAACCCTTCTAGGAATTTATACATGGTAGCCATTAAGACTCAGCCACGACGCACTAATGCAACACAAACGGCAACAGCTACCCACCACAAGCGGGTCTTCTCTTTTGATACCGAGACTACCGGGCTGGACTTACGGCACGGTGCCAAACCATACTTTATCATATCGGCTGATGCCGCGGACTCACTCTACCCACTCACATGGCAGTGGCGTGTAGACCCATTGACGCGGCAGCCCATCATCCCAAACGGTGATATCGAAGAGATCCATGAGCATCTACGCAGCCTCGACACCATCGTCCTGCAGAATGCCAAGTTCGACGTTACGGCAATGGCTACGCTCGACGAGGCGTTCGGGCGTCAGTGGCAGTGGGGTAAGACTGAGGATACGCTGCTACTCGCACATCTACTTGCCAGTAATAAGCCGAAGTCACTAGACGTACTCGCGGTGATGTATCTCGGCATCAGCATCAAGTCACTAGAAGACAAGATGGAAGAGGCAGTCCAGGCGGCTCGACGGTACTGCCGGAGTAGACTTAAGGATTGGCGGATTGCCAAGAAGGGTCTACCAGATATGCCCAGCATGAAGGAGGAGTGCTGGAAAGCTGACACGTGGTTGCCACGCGCTATCATCTACGAACTGGGCGGTACCGACAAGCTGAGTGAGCACTATGGTGAGGACATGAGTTGGTGGGAAACGGTCACTGAGGAGTATGCGTGTGCGGATGGTACCATAACCGTCGGACTACTGCCACGCATGATGGATCGTGTGCGGGAACGTAAGCTAGACAAGATCTACCAATTACGCCGGAAGTTACTACCCGTCGCCTACGCGATGGAAAGTCGTGGTGTCACGCTTAGCAGTGATAGGCTTAATAAGCTAGAAACGGACTACATGGAGGCGAGCGATGCCGCAACACAGATCTGCACTAACATCGCAGCCGGATACGGGCACGAGCTCACCATGCCGAAGGGTGCTAGCGTTAACAAGAATCTGCAGGACTTCGTCTTCAACAAGATGAAGCTAACCAAGATCTACAATCCAAAAGCCGGTAAGGGTAAGGATAAGGACTACGAGCCAAACCCTACGCTAGATAGCAAGAACGCCATCCCGTATTATCTAGACACGCTCAAGCCCAACAGTAAAGAGCTACTGTTCATCAAGACGCTGGCAGGCAAGCGCAGCCGCGACACTGCCTGTACCTTCATGCAGATGTATACTCGCTACTGGCAGCCTGTACCAAGCAAGTCTGGATGGTACCGGCTACATCCCAATTTCAAGCCCACAGCAACCGATACGCTACGCTGGGGCTGTGATAACCCAGCCGTCCAGAACATTAGCAAGAAGGAAAACTTTAACCTCCGGTACTGCTTTGGTCCCGCACCTGACCGGGAATGGTGGTCACTCGATGCGAAGAACATCGAGCTCCGGCTACCCTTCTATGAGTCGGGTGAATTGGCACTCATTGACCTATTCGAGCATCCAGACGACCCACCATTCTTCGGCAGTAATCACCTACTCAACTTCAGTGTTATCTACCCAGACCTGTGGGCTACCGCAGTCAAGGAAGTAGGTCTGGATAAGGCTGGTCCATACTGCAAGAAGAAGTACGCAGCCACATGGTATCAGTGGTGTAAGAACGGTAACTTCGCCATCCAGTACGGCGCGGTAGACAAGAGCGATGGTACTGGCACAGCGGACCGAGCATTCCATAAGTCGGGTGCACATGCACTGCTTAAGGAACGGTTCAAGAACCTCGAAATCCTCAATAAAGCACAGATAGAGTTTGCCAACAGACACGGCTACGTGGAGACCATCCCAGACCGTACCGTGGACCCAGAACGTGGCTACCCACTACTATGTACTCGCACGGAGTACGGCAAGATCCTAGAGACCGTGCCACTTAGCTACCGTGTGCAAGGGTCCGCGATGTGGTGGACAGGCAAAGCACAGATACGCTGCCAAGCCAAGCTAGATGAGTGGCAGGGTATAGGAGGCTTCGACGGGTTTATCTGTATGCAGGTCCACGACGAGATGGTGTTCGACTTCCCACGTAGTATCATAGACCCACGCATCCACATGGAGTACATCAAGAAAGGTAAGCCCATTCCACTGTTCCAACGTTACAAGAGCAACCTGTGGCGGATACAGATCCTTGCTAGACTAATGGCTCAGGGTGGTACAGACTTCATCCTACCGAACTGTCCGCGCGGTATACCTACACCTGTCGGCGTCGAATATCACACTGAGTCCTGGAGTGAAGGAGTGACCCTTGCCATCTGATAAACCTCATGACCCGGTGCAAGACGCGATTAATACCTTCCCCCAGAAGATAGAAGTGGAGTGGTTCCCACGTACTAAGAACCCTCCACCTGGATTGATCTGGGTGACCGACGGTCAGCTCTGCTGGCTTGTGGTCACAGATGGTACCATCCCGGCTGACGCGTACTTCGTCCGCGCGTGGACAAGTCCGGTGATCATCCCCAAACCGCCCACAGTGTTACCGAGGTAACGATGCCTGGCGCACAGCGCTTGGACCAGACTGCCCGAAGCGGATCGTGGCAGCACTGGAGAAGAAGATCCGCAGAGGAGGGTAAAGCATGGCTAAGGAATCATACCCCAAGTACCCGATCGGGTCTTACGTGATCGTCGGTGCTGAACCCGGACCGTGGGAAAGCAGTGGGGAAGATGAGGAGGACATTGCTGCACTCGTTGGGCACGTTGGGGTTGTAGTCGAAGTGAGTGATATGGAAGACGATGAAGGTGTGAACGACCCCATGCACCTCATACGATTCCCTGACCGCAACGATGAACGTACTGGTCAGCGCAACATTGAGTCATCGTGCCTCGGGTTCATCTGTAACCCCAACCAACCACTAACTGCCCACATATTCGAGAGCTAACATGAAGATCACAGACGTCAGCAAGCTGCCACCACTCGAACGGTTCCTGTACTGGTGCAAGGCGCGCCACGAGATCCACGTCAAGCGGGTTAACCTAGAGTTACCGCGCCCATGGACCGACGACGAGGTGCTCCGCAGCTACTTCTTCACCAACCCGTACCGGGAGAACGACAAGACTACAGTATGGTTCCGGGAGAACATCCGCGAGCGGTTACGGAACGAGGACGAGGTGCTGATGGCAACCGTAATCTTCCGCTGGTTTAACCTCATTGAGACTGGATACACCCTACTCGGTGATGCCAACCACGACGACCTGACCGTACTGTGGAACGAAAGGACTGCGGTGGCTCGGCTACAGAGTATGTGGGGCGACGGACGCACGCCAGTCTTCACTGGCGCGTACATGATCAAGGCGGGTAACGGTGAGCGTGGCTGCAAGATCCCCAACGTATGCAAGGCCATTACGCGCGTCTGGCACGAACGGGACCGGCTGCTGCATATCTGTAAGAGTGATTGCAGATTAGAAGCACTGTGGGAGTCGCTGACTAGGTTCGACCATCTGGGTGGGTTCATGGCATACGAGATTGTCTGTGACCTACGCTACACGTACCTATTGGATGAGGCGACCGACGTAGATACATGGGCTAATCCCGGACCCGGCTGCCTGCGCGGGCTGCTACGCTTGGAGGGTGGTAAGATACCCATGAAAGACAACGGTAGACCCAATCGCAACGCCAGCGTGAAGAACCCACTGCCGAAGATGGTAGACCTACTGGCAGTCTGCCGTGAGAGGCTGAAGGGTATGCCTCGGTTTGAACTGCGAGAGGTTGAGCACAGCCTCTGCGAGTGGGATAAGTACGAGCGAGCCAGGACTGGTGAGGGTGGTAGGATGAAGCGTGTCTTCAACGGGGAGTACGAAGATGGTGATTGACATCCGCGGTACGCACGGCTCCGGTAAGAGCTGGCTCATGCACCAGTTAATCAGCTACGGCGCTGACGAGGTGACTGGAACGTGTCACTATACTCATAAGGACAAGGTGCTCGGCTACGTGCTGCCAGACTGGGACGCCTTCATCCTTGGGAAATACTCCAACGTCTGTGGAGGCTGTGACCAGATTGGTAGTGCGGACGAAGTAGTGCGTCGTATCCGCGAGTTCAGCCAGCAGTACACGCACATCATCCTTGAAGGGATACTGGTGGCGCACACCTACCAACGGTATGCGGATCTTGCCGTGGAGATGCAGGACTACGGGTATATCTTTTGCTTCCTGGACACACCGCTGGAGACCTGCATCGAGCGAGTTAAGCAGCGTCGAGCGAATGCAGGTAATGATAAGCCACTCAACCCAGCCAACATCATCAAGGATTACCGCAACATCTGGACCACAGTGCGCCACAAGGTCTATGCAGCCGGGCTGAACGCGATTGACGTGCCACACACTGACCCACTAGGACCTATCATCGACTTACTCGACAAGGTGACTACCTTTGAATAATCCATTCACCAAACATCCGCGTGAGGTTGGTATGAACTACGTCACGCACATGTTGTGGGCTTGTACCATCGGTACCATGATGATCTTCGCCGGTCTCTGTTGCCTCGTGCACGCCATCTGCCCGTTCCTATTTACACGCACTGCTTCCAATATGGTTGAAGACTTGCACTATGTCCTCTTTCCCCAGAAGGCCAATTATGGTACTAATCCCCAGCAAGAAGACAGTCATAAGCAAGCCAGCGATAAGCCAGAGTCTGGAACTCCCTGACGGGTACCAGCAATGGGACTGGTACAAAGAGGGTGTCAACCCGAACGGCGTCTGGCTCAACAGTGTCAACGCGATGACAGAGGCACTGCAGCAACATGAACAGGATGATGTCTACCTGTACACTCAGCACGAGATTTTCTACGACGGTGGCGTCATCAAGCAAACCCGATCCACGCCGAACTGGGAAGGCGGATTGGTGACGTTCTGCAACTGCAAGCACAACATGCGAACGTACCAGCGTGACACATGGGTCGGTGCGTGGTTGGTGGGTCTATGCCCGAAAGAGTGTGAAGATAATACCATGCTCTTCGCTGGCCGGATTGATCGTGCGTTCGATTCGCACTACGGGTTGAGTCATATGGTGTATCGTGACTATCCGCAGGTTGCATTACACAAGCTAGCCCATACGAATCCACGTGGTGATCTGTACATACCAAAGCATGGGTTTAACCTCGCCAGTAGTGGCAGACGGTATCACCACAATACGTACATCGAGCCGGTCAACCACTGCCGCGCGGTTGAGACATACCGCAAGTCACCAGGATCAACTATGCGTGCGGATGGCACCGTGCCGAAGTGGTGGCGTGACCTGGAGTACCTGCAACGGGGGATACGTCCGCAGGTATTTATACTGCAACCGTGTTACCTATTCAGTAAGCCCATGCTGTGGACCAGTAGGCAGCCCAAACGTGCTGTAATGCGTCTTACAGTAGGCGAACTGGCTCGAACGGTATATAAAGGGTGATGCAGGCTAGAACGTGCAGTGGTGGCGTCGCTAGACATGTTAAAACACAAACGCCACCCTGACTGGGTGGCGTTAGGCGGGTCGGGCGTGTGGTACGGGTTACTTCTTGGCGTTTTCCAGGGCTTTCTTACCTTTTGCGGTAATCGTGTACACAAGCCCGCGGATCCCTTCTACATCATCGCTGGTCACCAACCCGTCGCCTTCCAGCGTACCTTCGGCCGCATCGCCTTGCGTCACCGCACCCAGCATCTTTGCCCAGCCTTTGACGATGCCGGTCTTCTCGGCCAGTTGCGCACGAGTCAGGCCATCTTTGGCCTTGTTCAGCGTTTCGAGCGTCAGGATCTTGTTCCCGCTCAAACCGCGTTCTTTGACGGATGCCGGTTCAGCCTTCGTGGGTGCTGCGGCTGCCTTCTTGGTGGCCTTCGCGATGGTGGTCTTGGTGCTGTTGGCCTTGTTGGTTTGCTTCGCCATGATCGAGCTCCTTGTGTGCTGGGCTAGCGGGTCTTTGCGTTGCACTGTGCACCGCGTTTTCGTTTACCACACTAACCCAACACCTTCACTCTAACACCACCCCCATCCGAGAGCAAGGACTGTTTGGCGTTTTGCACCAAGTATTTTCCAGCGTCTGTAGTAATATGTGTACTGGTTCGCTTCAAATCCGAGGTCTAAACCTGCTCGGACTATTTTCATGATCAAGACAATTTTGCTAGATATGGACGATGTGCTCGTGGACTTCACGGGAGCCTACTGCAAGCTTATTGGTGTCGACGAGCGGGCTGTACGTGCAGCCTGGACGCCTGCAACCGGCTGGCATATGGGAACAGCCCTAACCACAGTGATGAGGCTGCACGCACCACTGAGCCTCGAGCAGTTCTGGGCACCACTGCAAGGGGACGTTGAGTTCTGGGAGAAGCTACAACCGCTACCGTGGTTCCACGACTTAATTGCGATGGTGTACCAATTCACAGATGACATCTGGGTGGTAAGCAGCCCCAGTGAGTGTGATAGTAGTTATACTGGAAAGGTACGTTGGCTCAAGCGTGTGTTTGGACGTTCGTTCACACACTTCCACTTGACACCGCATAAAGAACGCCTTGCGACACCGGGTAGCGTGCTGATCGATGACCGTGAAGAGACCGTGGTGAAGTTCCAGAATGCGTGCTCGCGAATCCACGCAGGCAGATCGTACGGCATCACGTTCCCACAGAATTACAATAGCCTGTACGCTTTGACAGGCACACCGAAGCAGCGTCTTGACTACGTTCGTAGATCGTTGGCTGCAATCTAACCTCAAGGAGACCTCATGCACCTGACAACTCGTAATGTCAACTCAGCGTTCCGTGAGTTGGTGAAACTATTTGACCGTGGCTCACGATGGGCAGGTGGCGATAGCTACGTGCACACGAACAGAGGCATAGTCAAGGCCACCATCACACAGCGTAATAGCCGCAACGGTCCTGTTCTGCTGATCGACGAACCAGTGACCATCACGTACACGCATCCTCGTGAACGAGTATTGTTCAACGCGGCACGTGATGCCAATCCGTTCTTCCACTTGTATGAGGCTCTGTGGATGCTGGCTGGGCGAAACGACGTCGCGTCCGTTGCCCACTACGCCAAGCAGATGAAGGATTACAGCGACGATGGTGTTACGCTTAATGGAGCGTATGGCTATCGGTGGCGACACCAGAAGGGTGAACAGATTCTCAGCCGCTATATGAAGAATGGTCCAGGTTATGACGATTGGGAGAACATAGACCAACTCGACGTCTTGGTGAACCATCTCAAGGCGGACCATAACTCGCGCCGCGCTGTGCTACAGATGTGGAATGTCGAGGATGACCTCCTGAGGATCGGTGGTAAGTGCATCTGTGGTGCTGATCGAACTGGACCATCAGCAGAAGCACACGATGTTGATTGCCCAGCGCAGCGCCAAGCATCCAAGGATACGTGTTGTAACCTGTCCGTAATGTTTAGCATCCGTGAGCAAGTCGTCCATCCAGACGCCGGTCCCATTGCACAAGCACAGTTCAACAAGCGATGTCTGGACATGACTGTGACCAACCGCAGCAACGACTTGATCTGGGGTCTACTTGGTGCCAACTACGTACACTTTAGTTTCCTTCAGGAGTATATGGCTGCACGGATCGGCGTGGAAGTTGGCAAGTACCACCACTTCACCAATAACCTCCATGTCTACACAGAAACGAACAGTGGCTTCCACCCGGAGAAGTGGTTAGGCCAGAACGACTGCAATTGGCACGAGGAGGGGGATGACCTTTACCATTATTCCGAGTATGACGTGAAGACCACAGTGCCACTCATCAACAAGCCTGAAGTATTCGAGAATGAGATGCTAGAGTTTGTTAACAACAACGATGGTCGCACGCGGACGCTACGGTTGCACTACAAGGAGCCCTTCCTAGATACAGTGGCACAGCCTGCAATGGATGCGATGTACTGCCACAAGGAAGGCAATACAGATGAAGCACTGACACACGCCAGTATGATCGCCGCGGACGATTGGCGTATCGCCTGCCAACGCTGGCTTGAACGGAGGAAAAAGTGATGGATATGGACCACAATGAAAGGGCGGAAGAGATCATGTACCCACCACCAGTGCTGACGAAACAGGACTTTGTCAAGCGGTATGCAGCCGGTGAGTTTGGCAATGCAAGCCCCACATGGCAGACGTTCGAGCAGTTCAGCAAGGATGTGTCGTGGCACCACAAGCAGCAGCAATTCCATCTGCGGAATCGTGTGGCTGCCGGTGAGACCCACTACAACCTATCCGCCACTGAAGTGCTGCGACAGTGGGGTGATGACAAGAATGGTCCGTGGTACTGTTCCGCAATGGCACCAGAGGATCGCAAGATATTCCAAGGTGAAGTGATTGAGCATCCAGCGACCGGCATCCAACTCCACTACAACCTGCATGCAATACCGATGCGTGACGGAATGGCTGCGGAATACGCTACATCCGGCTACCAGAAACGTATGAACGTTGATGGTCCGCGTGTCTACTGGTACCTACGAACGTTCTTATGTGCCAATAGTTACGAATGGCTAATGATCCTACTCGACCGCTACCCCAACCACGCAGTCGAGTTCAGCAGTTACGCTACTAACTGGGGCACCATCTCCGGTTTCAACACCGTCTTCTGGGAAGTCCGGAAATATTAACCTGTCCCTACCATCGCCCACTCAAGGATAAAGTATGAACCCGACCGATTATCAGCAACTTGCGGCACGCACCGAGTGTGTGCAGGCAACCAGCCGTCACCGGATGTACACCGACAACCAAGACCACGCGCGGATCTTCTACCCCAACGACCACCCGATCTGTAAGCCCATCCGCTTCAACCACTCGATCATCGGCATGTGCGGTGAAGTGGGTGAGATCTTCGCGCTGTTGAACCAATCCGTAGACTCCATGGCAGCCATGACACAGGCGGAACAGGTTAGCTGCCGAATGCACTTCAACATGGAGTTTGGTGACCTGCTGTGGTACATGGCCGAGGGTATGAACGCACTGAGTATGGACGCCACCACGATCTTCGTGTATTCCACGCTACATCAACTACCGAACGTCGGACGCCTCGACCAGCTCAAGTACGTCCTAACCAACATCGCGAAAGTGGTGGGCTTACTTGCGTCTGAATTGCAGCGGTGGATTTACTACGGTAAGTACGAGCCAAGTGCCACGAACAATCAGGGCGATGCAAAGTTCATTGAGAATGTGGTCTACCTGTTCCGTGATCTGGCTGGCTGGGTACAGGCAGCATTGGGCCTACTCGACATGAAGCTTGACCGAGTGATGACAAGCAACATCGAGAAACTGAGGGCACGCTACCCAGACAAGTATAGCGACCACCACGCCGCTGACGAGAATCGGGACCGTACCAAGGAAGAGGAGGCTGCAGTCAAGATGACCGCGTTCACCGAACAGTACAGTCGCAATACCCAGCCGGACGTTAACCGTACCGGGTACGAAAAGCTCGGTGGTGAAAGTGGTACCGGCGAAACATAAAGCTAGCTATCTATGGTATGATGATGAGCTTCCGCGCACGGTGGCCTCACAGCTACCGTGTGTTATTTTCTTCCAGAAGATCCAACAGGAGACTAAAGCGTGCCACCACTACCACCTAAGTTCAGTAAGGTTACACCACCACAGAAGACACGTGTGATTGACCTACCACCGAAGCTGAAGGCTTACGGATTCCACGGTGTGGAGATCGAATACAAGTCCAACCAGACACAGGCACAAGGCATCTGCCCACTGTGCAATAGTGCCAAGTTCTACGCGTCTGTGGACACCGGGATGTGGGACTGTAAGAGTTGCGGCAGGCGCGGTAACGTCTACACGTTCTTGCGGCACTTATACGAGATGAGCAGTGCCTCCACCATTGCTACTGACTACAGCCAACTCGTGACGAACCGCAAGCTACTGTCGGCTGACACGTTGGTGAAGTGGGGTGTGGTTAAGAGCGCGTTGACTGGTGACTGGTTGGTGGCTGGGTACGGCATCGATGGGAAACTCAATAACCTGTACAAGTACGCACCAGCCCCAGATAACGCCAGCAAGATGATCCTACACGTTACACCGGGTCTCAACCACCAATTGCACGGATTGGATCAGTTTGACCCACGCAAGCCGAATGTGCACATCTGCGAGGGTCCGTGGGATGGTATGGCATGGTGGGAGCTACTGCGGCAAGCCAAGCGTACAGATACCGGGCTGGCAATGACTACCAACGAGGAGATTAGCCTACTCGCTGACACCAATGTGATCGCTGTACCGGGCTGCAATGTGTTCCCTGAGACATGGACAGAGCTCTTCGCCGGTAAGAACGTATCATTCCTCTACGACAGTGACCACCCTAAGAAAGTAGAAGACCGTACCAATCCACCCGCAGGATGGTCTGGTATGCGCCGTGCCTGTGAGACACTTATTGGATCAGAGCAGCAGCCCGCAATCCTACAGGCGATTCTCTGGGGGAAGGATGGATATGACCCCAAGCTGCCCAGTGGTTACGACGTGCGCGATGCGGTGACAAGCGTGGGTGTCATGATTCCGCACAGGCTGGCAGCCGTGGACAAGCTACTGAAGAAGCTTGAGCCAATCCCTACAGACTGGGTGGCGTCACGCAGTGCTAGCAGCAAGAAGACAGGTAAGACAGAGATCGAACTGATTGACTGTGAGTCGTGGGCAGACTTACAGTCGGAGTGGGTCAATACAATGCAATGGCATGAAGGGCTGGAGACGTCGTTTCTGGTGATGCTGGCGTGTGTGACCTCAACCATGCTGCCAGACAGTCAACTGTGGTGTAAGATCATTGGTCCACCGAGTTGTGGTAAGACCACGCTCGTGGAGGCTATTGCAGTCAATAAGAAGTACACCATTAGCCGCAGCACCATCCGCGGGTTCCACAGTGGGTACAAGGCGGAGGACGGTGAGGACGTGTCGCTTGCGGCAATGGTCAACACGCGCACACTACTTACCAAAGACGGTGACACGCTGTTGCAGGCACCCAACCTCGGGCAGATCCTTGCGGAGGCACGGGACATCTATGACGGGGCATTCCGCACCCATTACCGTAACGGTAAGCAGACAGAGAATGAGAACGTTCGCATGACGTGGATCATCTGCGGCACCGAGAGTATGCGGGAGATTGACAGTAGTGAACTCGGCGAGCGATTCCTGGACTGCGTGGTTATGGACGGTATCAACGACGAGCTCGAAGACGAGGTACTGTGGTCCGTAGTGAACCGTGCAGACCGCAATATGAGCACGCTCGGACAGGACAACCGCACAGACGACAATCGTATGCGTGCCATACAGATGACCGGCGGGTATGTGAAGTATCTGCGGGAGAATGCGTTCGACCTACTGGCACAGGTACAGTCGGGCGAGGACTCACTCAAGCAGATCATACGCATGGGTAAGTTCGTAGCCTTTATGCGTGCCAGACCAAGCGGTAACACCACTGCAGAGACAGCCACGCGCGAGTTCGGTGCACGGCTGGTTGAGCAGCACCTACGCTTAGCGAAGTGTCTAGCAGTGGTGATGAACAAGACCAGTCTCGACGCCGAGGTGCTAGCCAAAGTTAAGAAGGTCAGCATGGACACGTCACGCGGTCTATGCCTGGATATATCTAAGTATCTGTTCAAAGCCGGTACGGAAGGCCACACTCACAAGACCCTTGCCAAGATCATTAACCAAAAAGATGTACGTACCGAGGAGCTACTGCGGTTTATGCGTGCCATTGGTGCGGTTGAGTTCTACATCGGTAAGCAGGGGACCAATATGCACGGTCAGGTACGCTGGCGGCTGACGGCTAAAATGGCGTCGCTGTACAGTGCGGTCGGTGCACCACAGTTATAGCCACCCCACATCTAAAAACCCCGTATAGACGCAGCTAGACGTCTTAAAAGGAGTATAAGCGTGACCCCCTTAACCACGCCTGCATTTACCCCCACTGCCGCTACCGGGCAGCACGTTAACCGCGAACACTGGCTAACCGATCTTGCCAAGCGCAGCGAGCGGTTCTTTACTAACATCAAGATTCCACCCTACAAGCTAACCTGTGGGTGGCCTCTGTCAGGTGGCATGAGTCCGAAGAAGCAAACACTGGGTCAGTGCTTTGACTCGAAAGTCTCTACCGGTGAAGTACACGAGCTCTTTATCACACCCCTACTTGACAAGCCACTCGAAGTCGCTGGTGTGGTACTGCACGAGATGACACACGTAGCAGCAGGCGTAGACGCTGGACACAAGGGTCGGTTCATACGCATTGCACAGCAGGTTGGGTTGACGAAAGGTAAGCCAGTGCACGCGCTGCCCGGCGAACGCCTAAGCGAGTACCTGCAGAAGCTGATTGAGCAGTTGGGTCCGTACCCACACACAGCACTGAAGCCCATACTGAAATCCAAGAAGACCAAGTCAAAGGATGTAACGCTGGCGTGTGAAGACTGCACATGCAAGGTACGCATCACCGCCAAATGGCTTGACGAATCTGGTGTCCCGACCTGTGGATGTGGTGGACTCTTCGAAGAGTACACGCGCGGGTCCTCTGGAGGAAAGTAGATAATGACGCAGTTAGTCCCTTACTATTCCCGCTCTGATGGTCGGTGTAGGGTATACCACGGTGATAGCCTAGAAGTGCTGCCGCGTCTACCGATGCGGACGTATAGGCTGGTGTTTGCAGACCCACCGTTTAACATCGGCTACGACTATGACAGTATCACCGACCTGTTATCCGCGGCCGAGTTCAAGAAATGGTGTGAGTCGTGGATTGCGGAATGTATACGGCTCGTGTCACACGACGGCGCAGTGGTGGTCTGCATGGGTGATAGCTACGTGGCTCAGGTGAAAATAATCCTCGATGGGTTCGGCCTGACCATGCGCAACTGGATCGTGTGGCACTACACGTTCGGCGTGCACTGCGAGGGTAAGTTTGGCCGCGACCATACGCACATCCTGTACTACGTTCGAAACCCGGATAACTTCTACTTCAATGGTGACGCAGTACGTATCCAGAGTGAACGGCTACGTATTGGGGACAAGCGTGCAGATCCGCGCGGTCGAGTACCGGGTGACGTGTGGTCGATCCCGCGTCTGGTGGGTAATGCCAAAGAACGTGTTGGCCATCCATGTCAGATGCCAGTAGACGTCCTAGATCGGCTTATACAGTCACTCACCGAGGAAGGTGATATTATCCTCGACCCATTCGCCGGTAGCGGCACAACGCTCGCCAGTGCCCTTGCTAACGGTCGTAGGGCAGACGGTGTTGAGCTGAGCCAGCAGTACATCGAGCAGTTCATCGTTCCCAGGGTGAGCGACCAGCCCGCAGCGTGACTACGAGGATTGTCTGGTGGGCTGTACCCGCTACAATGGTGGTGTGACGTGTAATATGTCACCCGAGTGTGGCGGTACCACGCAAGGAGCTAAAGCATGTCGATTGATCGCTCAGAGGCTACTGGCTGCCTGGACATTGTGGTTGGTGATGGTGACGTGTTGATTGGTATGCGTGAGATTGGTAGGAGTGGTGTGATGATATGGGTGGCACCACTGCCAGCCAACCACGGTCTGCCACTCAACGAAGTGGTGTCAGCCCTCACGCCCGTAGCGGGTGGGGTGTACACATCACCGCCGGAGGACACAGTGCTGCAGATGTACTTCCTCAACCAGCAGGCACTAGAAAGTTTCGTGGATACATTGGAGATGCTGGGGCGTAAGGTATGGGGGTAGGCAGCAGTAGCAGTAGCGCGTTAAACGCAGACACCACCCTTGATGGGTGGTGTTTTAGTTTTGTCTCGTCTAGATCGTCCGCATACTAATACTAACTAACTAACTAACTAACTAAACTATACTTGACCCCACTGGACGTGTTAACGTCCAGTATACTGTGGTTTGTTAGTTTGTGTTGTGTTTGTACCCTGTTTCTCTGCTTCTCTTACTCGCCCACTGCAACACAGAAAGGATTAGTGTCGCTAAGTTGATGGAAGCAGTCCCAAGCCTGTTCCACCGTTAGAACATCGCCTGGAGACAAGCATGATTCTCGTACTGGTGACAACGACTATGGAAGAGCTCGCGAGCGTACTGGCTACCCTACACCAGCGTGTAGGTGCACAAGCCAACGCCACCACACTACCGTTGAGTGAGTTGATTGGTGCTACCCCAATAGCACCAGCCAACTTGCCACCACTATCCACACCACCCACACCAGCACGGCTCGCTGACGCGCCTGTGTGTGACCGTAGTAGACCACAGCACCTATTCGTAATCAGGGATGAGCATGGGGAGATCCTACACGATGACTGTTAATGTGTCAATGGTATGACATTGGTTAACTGTAGGTGTAGGCTAGGAGTGGACTAACAATCGCGCGAGACAAGTATCAAAGTGAGGAGTCTGGATCATGGCTGAGAGAGTGAGGAAGCCACGAAAGCGTGACAAGGACACACCGGTCGTGGAAGATGATGGTAAGAAGTACACTGAGGAGGCGTCAACGGTGTACGACGTTGGTGAGCTGAAGAAGCAGCGTGAGCGAAAGCCATCGGACCACATCACCGCCATGCAAGAAGCATTCATTGAATACTACGTTCGTACACTTAACAGGAAGGAGGCTGCACTGCTCGCAGGGTACAGCCCTAGGTGTGCGGGCGAGATGGCGCGACGGCTGCTCAATGGGGTGTACTACCCGCTCGTGGAGCAGAAGATTCGTAAGCTACTCCAGGCACGGCAGCAGGATGCAGCGATGGACGGTGCAGCGATTCTACGATTCATACATGCTGTCATACAGTTCAAGCCTGCGGACTGGTTCGTACCCGGTAGTGATGGTGGCTGGGTGGTGGATCGTACTGACTACCACGTGATGCCAGACAGTATGAAGATGATCATCGAGGAGGTCAAGGCCACCACGGTACAGCTACCGGACAGCACCACTACCACGATGCTAAACGTGAAGTTCATCAGTAAGACTGCAATGCTGGCACTGGCGGCGAAGTACCAACTGGGTGACAGGGTAATGGAAGAGCAGCCACAAGCCCAGATCGACTGGTCAGAGCTGTTCGGTCGCCAGCCGAAGCAACTTGTGCAGGTGAAGGTGATCGGCACGAGTGCGCTACCTACCAAGTCTGACGCGGCATGGAATGACCCCATCGAAGCGGAGATCACCAACCTGGAAGCAGGCACTAAGGAACAACATGAGTAAGAAACACACGGTTCAGAGCGTACGCAAGGCTAATGACAGGTACATGCTCACACGATTCAACACGGCATACAATGGTCCCAAGCGGGTGGGACGCAAGCCGCTCCGCCAGCCCTCACAGCAACAGCCCACAGCGGTACCCAATCAAGATCAGGTGATCATCACCTAGGAGCCAGTATGCCAAGTGAGGAACTAAAACCCGGTCTGCACGTGAAGATCTCCCACAGCCGTGAAGGGTACGACCTGACACTACTAGTGTCACATATGCCCACCCAGCACATCGCCATATCGCTCACACGTGACCAACTGGCACGGTTGGCTAACTTCATTGGTGAGACACTGGTAGACGAAGCCATGCGTTATCTGGACAATAATATGCAGGGTCGTCTCGACAAGACGACCAATCGTAGGTTCACCGGTATCCTGGCATGTTACCCAGAACAGTCCGGCGATCAGCTCGGTGAGCAGCCTACGCAGCAGGTGACCATCATGCCCGAGATCGAGTAACCAATCCATGTTCGTCACGTTACCCAACCCCATGAGGAGCCTGTATGTCCCTGATCCGCAACTTACCCCCAGCCGTGTTCGAGCAGTTGAAGCGTGGTCCACTGGCAAGCCGTGGCTACAACGGTGTGATGATTGACGAATTTGTGGTGGACTGGCCGAACGGTAACAAGAAGATGATCTGGGTGCTGAAAGGCCACATCTTCAGCCTCATAGATAGTGCAGGCAACCAAGTACCACTGTTCCACGCTGAGTACAAGGGCAGCCCGGACGGTGAGCAGGTTGCACGGCAGCGTCTACAGTTACTGTGGGAACAGAACACCAAGATGGCAAATGGTACACCACTGTTCAACTTTACAGAGTGTCACCTCGCGGACCCGTTCGAGCGTATTAGCAAGAAGCTACGCGACACGGAGTTCCTCAAGATCATTGCCACCTACGATCCGGAGAACAAGGCGCTGCAGAACGCCATTATGGCTGTGAAGATGCTGGGGTTACTAGCGAACTACGACGTCGTTAATGACGCACCCACACAGCCACCAGTACCCACCAGCCACTAGCTTACCTTTCCTCCAGAAGACCGGTTATAGGATGAGCCTGATACAGGATCTGCAGGACTACGCACTTGTAGATCCTATGAAGCTGAAGGCGTTCTTATGGCCGGATGTCTACTTCTACCGCGAACAACGTCGTATCATCTATAGCACCTGGGATAACGACCAGACGTTCGTGCCTGCTGGCAACATGCTCGGCAAAGACTTCACTGCTGGGTTTATTGCCATCGGTGCGTTCATAACGCGGTACCCATGTCGCATCGTTACCACCAGTGCCAAGGAGGATCACCTGCGTGTGCTATGGGGTGAGATGCTGCGATACGTCCGCACATGCAAGTACAGCCTCGATGTCCGCAAGGGTGGTCCACTGCTGTTGAAGCATCAGGAGATCGAGCGTATCGTTGACGGTGAGAAGTGCCCACTGTCATATATCCGTGGCATGGTGGCCAGTGACGCGACAGAGGCTGCCATGCAGGGTCACCACTGTGCTAAGAGTGGTCACAGACCGGTAGGTAATGGCAAGGTCACGCCAGATGGAGTGTGGCGCACGTTGTTCATTGCTGACGAGTGTAGTAGCGTGCCACACAACTACTGGCGGCTCGCTGGCACATGGGCACACCGCATGCTCGCTATCGGCAACACGTGGCCTTGCGACAACTTCTTCAAGCACGCTATTAAGGGGCGTCCCGGCCACAAGTACCGGCACCCGCTCACAGGGGAAGATGTAGTAGATCGAGGCGGCGACATTGCAAGGCCACACAAGCAATCCGATTGTACCGCGTGGTCCACTGGTGTAGGCATACAGCCTATTGACTGCCCAGAGGCTCTAACGAGCTCGCAGGACGCACCGAAAGGGTACATACGCAAGATTATACACATCCGCGCCACAGACTCGCCTAACGTACGCAGGGGGCTTGCACAGCAGGCACGGGGTACGGAGCCAGATGGTAAGGTCGTAGTACCGGGCATAAAGGACTGGCAAACGTACCAGCAGAACCTGATCATGCTCGACGAGGAAGAGCAATGCGTAAGCCTGAACGCGGACTTCTATGAAGGTGTAGCCATCAAGCTATTCCCGGACGCATGGCTTACACGTGCGGAACACTTGGCAAGCAGGCTGCGCAGCAACGGCATCAAGCGAGTCGCACGTGCTATTGGCATTGACCCAGCAGAAGGCGGTGACAAGAGTGCATGGTGTGTGGTAGACGAATACGGCGTTATCGAACTACTATCCATGAAGACACCTGACACTGATGTGATACCCAGTACTACCATCGCACTGATGATACGGTATGGTGTCAAGGCAGAGAACGTCATGTTCGATCGTAGTCCCGGTAAGGCACACGCGGATCGTATGCGTGCAGCCGGATACAACGTACGGACAGTAGGGTTCGGTGAGGCAGTCACGCCAGATCCACGTCGGAACATGCACGTGCCACATACGATGAAGATCGACCAGCGGGAACAACGGTACGCTTATCTCAATCGCAGAGCCGAGATGTATGGTGAACTCTCGGAGCTACTGAACCCAGCCGGTGACGGATTCGCACTACCGTTGTGGTACCCTGCACTGCGGATGCAATTGGCACCAATTCCCCGGCAATTTGATTCTGAGGGTAGAATGCGTCTACCACCCAAGAACCGCAAAGAATCTGCAAGTAGTAAGACAGTCTGTCTCGTAGACTTAATCGGCCACAGTCCTGACGAGGCAGATGCTCTGGTATTGGCAGTCCACGCTATGACCCACAAGGCACCCGTGAACCGTGCGGGCGTAGCGTGAATGTGTTGCTGAGTGGTATTGGCCTTCGCCCCTACGGATGTAACACGGAGTCTGGAACTAATGCCTGCAATCACAGTCCCTACCACTCGCGCTCATGCCGTATCTCTCCGCACATATCAAAGGCCACTCGACAATGACGGTATCAAGCTAGAGACATGGTACGAAGCAGCACACCGCGCAACCTACCAACACCATCATCGTCTATGGGAAGAAGCGGGTGGCACACCCAGCCACACTGAACTCCAGGACCTATTCACCCTCGGCCTGAACCGGCAGTCCACAGTCGCTGGTCGGACACTGTGGCTCGGTGGCACTCCCTACGCATTCGAGCGACCAGCGTGTCAATTCAACTGTACAGCCACACGCGTCGACAACGTCTACGACTTGGTGGATGCAAGTTGGCTCCTGCTGAACGGCTGCGGTGTGGGGTTCAAGCCTCAGGTTGGTGTCCTACACGGCTACCTGAAGCCTCTGGATGTGCAGGTGATTCCCAGTGAGCAGGATAAGGACTACCGTGGTTCGCAGCACAACGTAGAGCTGCCACCCACAGCAGACAATGATTACACATGGACCATCAAGATTGGTGATAGTGCTGGTGCGTGGGCGAAGGCGATCGGCAAGTTGTTCGGTAGCACGCACAGCCGCAAAGCACGTAAGCTCGTTATTAGTGGTGAGGAATGTCGTGGTCCTGGTGGGCGGCTCAAAGGGTACGGGTGGATCTGCAATGGGTTTAACCCACTCGCCAAAGCAATGACCGCTATACACAACACCCTCAATAGCAAGGCTGGGCAGCTACTCGACGAACTGGACATCATGGATGTCACCAACCACATCGGCGAAGTACTTTCCTCCAGAAGGTCAGCGCAGGCGTGCTTGATGGACGCTACTAACCCGCTCGCTGCACAGTTTGCCAACGCCAAGAAGGACTACTGGCGATGTCTTGCGTGTGGCAGCGAAGATACCACGAGCGGTACGTGTAACGTGTGTGGTGGACCCACCAATAACCACAGGCGACAGAGCAACAACAGTTTCCTCTTCTGGAGTAAGCCCACCGTCAAGCAGATCGTGGACCTGTTAGTACATGCGTGGGAGTGTGGTGGCTGTCCGGGCATCGTCAACGCAGAGTGGTGGCGTATTAAGATGCCGTGGTTCGAGGTGCCAAACCCCTGCTTCGAGATTGGATTAGGTGCGTTCTGCAACCTCGTCAATAACTGTCTGCCACGATTCAAGGGTAACTTCCACGCACTACACAAGGCCATCCACACCATCGCTCGTGCCAACTACCGGCAGACGTGTGTAGACCTGCGTGACGGCATACTGCAACCTCGCTGGCACCAAGCGAACGAGGCACTGCGGCTATGTGGTGTAAGCCTGACCGGGATTGCACAGGCAGACTGGATGACAGACTACCAGATACGGCAGCTACGCAACGTTGCTATTAGTGGTGCGTACAGCATGGCGGATGAACTGGGGCTGCCACGACCGAAAGCTATCACCACTGTGACACCAGCCGGTACGATCGCGAAGTGTATGGGTGGTACGGACATCGGCGAAGTGTTTGAAGGGATCCACGTGCCACTCGGTAAGCACATCTTCAACTGGATCAACTTCAGTAGCCGTGACCCGCTAGTGCGTGCCTACCGTGATGCGGGCTACCGAGTGATACCCAACCCTCAGGACAATAACAACGTCCTCGTCTGCTTCCCTGTGCCGTACCAGTCCGGTAAGTTCGACCGCATCCAACACCCAAAAACCGGCGAGGAGCTCTACGTTAATCAAGAATCAGCAGTGACACAGCTACGGCGGTACCTACGTTGGAATAATCTGTGGTGCGACCACAACGCAAGCTGCACCATCAGCTATGACTTTGTGGAAATCCCAGAGATCGCCCAACTGATCCACGATAACTGGGAGAACGGGTACATTGCTACAGCGTTCTTACGGAGAATCAGTCCGCTTCTGCGACCGGAAGATGTGCGTCAGCCATACCTGCCTCAAGAGGTAGTCGGGCAAGCTCGCTTCTATGAGTATGCCGACACGCTACGTCCGGTCGATTACTCAACAGTCCAGGGTATCCACGGCATCGACGAGGATGGCTGTGCGCGTGGTGGCTGCCCGGTCAAGTGAGATATTATGAACTGGCTTAGTACGGGTGGTCTAGTCTACTTTGCACTCACTATCCTCGTACAGGTTGTAGTGCTGCTCTACGATGCTGAGCGTGCCCTGAGTGGGTTAATCACTGTCACGGAATGGGCAACCATGTATCACGACACATGGCGCGCCTACCTGCTAGTGATTGGTGTTGCCAGTGGTGCAGTCGGGCTCGCCGTACACTTTATCTTTTTCAAACCATGATTAACGACATTGACCTTGCCGAAGCCCACATCGTCATCGAGTTGGACTGGAAAGCCTACTTTGAGGAGTTCCAACGTCAGCATGGTGGTGAACCGGTACTACACCAGCCAACGAACCGGCTCCTGTTCCGCGATGGCTGGATGTACAGTGCTAGTGACTACAAGGGTCCAGAGTGGGAAGCACCAGCAGACACCTCCAAGCTGCGCGGGCTGCAACTAGACTACTGGACCACACGGCGTGCCATCGTGTTCAACATGCTGGAATCGCTGAAAGGTAAGATTGGGGATCTGCAGCAGATGCAGCGCGAACGTTCTGCACCGTTACAGCGCGTTCTGTATACCAAGAGTGAGGATGGTAAGACACTTAAGCAGTCAGTCAAGATAGACATCCCCATGCTGCTGACACGCGTCTCTATCCTGGAAGTTGCAATGCAAGAGTGTCAAGACGCACTCAAAGCACTTAACGAGGTATGCAATGACGACGTGGAACACGCTGATCAATAACAACCCGAACGATCGCCCTAATAGTGAACCCCCAGTCAACAATGGTGCCGGTGATGGCAGCCTATGGTCTGGGGCTGGTATGATCGCCGCCAACCAAGCACTCGTCAGCAACGATGCGTTCTTTACCAGTCGGGCGGAGTTCTTCCGCCGCATCTTCGACCCGCGCCGGGATATCTATGAGGAGTGTGGCTACCCGAAGGGGTTCATCGTCCCGCAGTTGTATCAAGACCTCTATGATCGCAGTGCAATCGCTGCACGTGTGGTAGAGGTGATCACGAAGCGATGCTGGCGTACCCAGCCGACGGTCTATGAGGACGAAGACGCACAGGACAAGACCGCGTTCGAGCAAGCGTGGGACGAACTGGGTGCACGGATTAACACGGCTGCCAGTTGGTACAAGGACGAGGAACATAGCCCGATCTGGGAGTACCTACAACGTGTGGACGTGTTAGCAGGTATCGGGCAGTATGGCGTCATCTTCCTTGGCATTGATGACGGGCTGGACCTGAACATGCCAGCCGATACTATCACCGAGACCGGTAGTATACCCAGCACTACCATTAGCACACCGGACAACCCACAGTCTACTGATCCACTACGGCAGGACGTCCCCTACGCCACAGCAGGCGTCACAGCACCAAGCTATGGCAGTAGCAGTGCGTGGCAGGGCTTCGCAGCGATCAACGCAGATGGCAGCTACCCAGCCTACACTCTTACTGAGAACAAGAACGCACCCAAGCGGAATCTCTTGTACATCCGCTGCTACGCTGAGGTTCAGGCGCGGGTAGTGGCCTATGAGGCAAACCGGCGTAGCCCACGCTTCGGTCAGCCAGTCATGTACGCCATCACGTTCCAGGACCCTAATAACTACCCGATGGGTGGTGGTGTTGCCATCGGGTATACGCCGACTACGTTGAATGTCCACTGGACGCGGGTACTGCACGTTGTTGACAACTACCACCAAGCAACATCGAGTGAGATTGCTGGTGCACCGCGGATGCGTGCAGTACTCAACCATATACTCGCACTAGAGAAGATCTACGGTGCCAGCGGTGAGGGTTACTGGACCAGCGCGTTGCCTAAGACCATCGTGGAGACGCATCCGCAGTTGGGTGGTGACGTGCTGATCGACAAGAGTGACATGCGTAACCAGTTGGAGAACTTGCACAACAGTACCCAGAAGTACCTGATACTTATGGGCATGTCGGCGAAGACGCTACCACCCCACATCGTGGACCCAAAGGCGTTCGCAGATATACAGATGCAGGCGATCACCATCAAGATCGGTATGCCCATGCGGGTCTTTATGGGTAGTGAACGTGGTGAGCTATCGAGTGGGCAGGACGACGAAGATGATAACGATAACATCAAGGGTCGCAACACGCAGTGGACTATCCCAAAGCTCGTGGTGGCGTTTGTCAATCGTCTGATCCAACTCGGCTGTTTACCAGTACCGAAGCAGTTCTGCGTCCACTGGGCTGACCAGCGTGTGATGTCGCCGCAGGATAAGGCTGTCGTGGCGTTCCAGACCACGCAGAGTATCAACATGTACGTTACTGGCAACCTGTCCACCTTCATATCACCATTGGACTACATGGTGGAAGTGCTTGGCTACGACGAGGAGACAGCAGAGATGCTGGTGTCGAACGCTGAGGAACACCAGGAAGAGGTCGCCGGTGATGCACAGGACCTCGCTGACGAGCATGGGTTCGTACCTACCCCACCGAAGGGTTACCGCGACGACCCCCAACCAGAGCCACCGGGTACTCCAGCCGGTAAGGGCACCAAACCCGTAGGCAGTGGTGGTGTACCGGGTGGTAAGCCCAGTGTGCCCCGCGCCGGTACCGGTAATGGGAACGGCTAGCTACTTTCCTCCAGAGAACCCCAATAGACGCCTACGTGCGTCTATACGTGTTGTATTTAATCGTTAGTAGAAAACTATCACCTAAACCCCTGAAGCGTCTGTAATGCTCGCCTAAGCGTCTTAAAAGGGTCTATATGCGTATTAAGCGTATCGGGCGTAAAACTGCACGTAGTCCAAAGGGCTGTCTGGCGACTAACACTGGCAGGGCAGCCAACATTGATCCCACACGGACAAGCATGTTGCGGATGCAGTTTGCCCGCGCACTAACAGCACGGTTCAACCGAATTAAAGCCGGTATCGTCAAGCTGATTGACACTGACGACGTACTGGGGAAGAAGGTGCAGGGACCGTATAAGATATTGAACCAGACATACACTTATGCCAGTACACAGGTGAACATTGAGGATGAGGATATTCTAGACACGTTCCACAGCATCCAACTCACGCTCGACCCGTCAGATGTAATCAAGTACGAGTATGAGCCACACATCACGGTACGCTATGGGCTGCACGACCTACCGGGCATGAAAGATCGTGTTGCAGATATGGTTGGTGATCATGGATCTATCCGCGTGACGTTTGGTCCACTAAGTGTGTTCCGCATCGAGAAAGATGGTGAGCCGCAGGACGTACTCAAGGTGGAAATACAGTCTGCAGACCTGCATGAACTGAACCGCCGGTTGGGGATCTTACCTAACACACAGACATACGATTATAATCCACACATGACCATCGCCTACATGCGTGGTGGTACTGCGCAGGAATACGCAGGATCGCATCCGGATCTACACGGTGTCTACAAAGTCTTTGATACGTTGAAGTTTAGCGACGTTGATGGTAACAAGACTGACGTATCACTGTTCAGCCAAGTAGAGAATAAGTGGTGGTCCAACAAGGATAGTCAGCAGCAACTTGATGCGTTCCAGGAGTGGCTACAGAACACGCTGGCAGAGCACCTACTGGGCACCGACGATGAGACTGTATGGAAGGCGTACATCGCACAGGGGTTTGCTCGTGGTGCTGCACGTGCTTATGACGACGTCAATAAGCGGAGGCGTGCACTTGCCCATACTGATAGTGAGATGGTGCCACTCTACGAGGGAACTAAGCGTCAGTTCCTGCGTGATGCGTTCCGGCAGCCAGTGGCAGCCAGCAAAGTGAAGTTACTGGCATCGCGCACATTCACTGACCTAAAGGGTGTCACACAGGCAATGTCAGTGAAGATGACACGTACTCTAACCGATGGTCTTGTGGCTGGGCTATCACCACGTCAGATTGCACGCAACCTTGTCAAGGATGTGGACGGCATCGGCATTCAGCGTGCACGCCAGATCGCCAACACAGAGATCATACGGGCACACAACGAGGGTCAACTACTGGCACTAGAAGAGCTAGGTGTCGAGCACGTAGGCGTGATGGTCGAGTGGCAGACCGCACGTAGTGGAGTGTGTAAGTTGTGCTCATTGATGGCGGGTACAGTCCTTACCATCCAAGAGGCACATGGCATGATCCCGCGACACCCGTCGTGCCGCTGTGCTTGGATCCCGGCGAACGTCGGTGAGGACCAGAAAGGTCAGAAACGCAACCCGAAGGATATCAAGATTGCAATTAAGAAGAGCCAGCAGGCAGGCGGAGATGCGGATCAGTGGGGAGCAGGTACACGCATCACCAAGCATCGGCCGGAGGGTATTCTCAATACCGGGCAGTGTTGCATTGATCTACGTCCACTCGACAACTACAGCCCGGGACAAGCGCGTGACTGGCACGGCATGTGGACTGTTGGTGGTGGTGGTGTACACCCACCCGCAGCAGGTACTGCTGGACCACAGAGCACGAAGGGTAACGACAAGCGTAAGGAGATGCGCGACCAGTGGACTAAAGCGGAGAAGACAGAGTTCGGCAAGCTAACCAAGGAACGCAATAACCTCAACAAGAAGATTAAGGATGGTACTGCTACAGACGCGGATAAGGCGCGACACGGCGATGTGATGAAGCGTATCAACGAACTCCGCCATGCTGGTCGTAGTCGTACTGGTGATGGTCGTGGTATTCCACCGAAGCCAACGCCACCTAAGCCACAGCCACACCAGATTATAGTAACTCATAATCCGAATAGTGATTACACACACCTGACACATACCGGAACCGGCGACAGGGTTACTATCCGCAAGCAGTCTGACAACACTTATGTCCTATACCACAAGATCAATAAGACGACTAATGGTCTTGAGTATCAAGGGAAGTTCTACCACGAACACGAGGCAATCAATAAGGGTCGCGATCTACTCGAAGGTAAGTCGAAGCCAGTCACTACGGATCAAGCCCATGCTGGCGATGCTTATCGTACAGCAGCCCATCGCCGCGATTCAGTAGAAACACTGCAACACATCCGTGACTACCACGACAAGATGAAGCAGCATGACGCGGCACTAAGCGAGATACATAGTGATATGCTCAAGCTGAGTGACAAGACTACTGAGCTGACGCGCGCTTGGGAGATGAAGGTCAAGGCCATGGAAACTCATATTGACAAGCCACCCAAGAAGGATGCACCAATCGAGGAGTTAAACAAGTATCACGAGCATACAGTCAAGCTAGGGTTGGAGAGCGATGCTGCACTGGGTGCCTTGAAGAAGCACGAGCGAGAGTTAGTCAACGAGGCGTGGTCAACCCTCAAGCAGCACGCACAGAACACCGGTCCTACTATCAAAGATCCTAAGCTACAGGATCGCATCGTTGGTGCCATACACCCAGACCTGAAGAACGAGGTAGATAAAACCAACCAACGCATGAGTAAGTTCGTTAGCGAGGACCATCGTAAGCAGATCGAGGCGACCTACGTCAAGCAGATCCCAGCAGGTGATGCTCAGCGTGCCTTCTTCCGTGGTGTGCAGCACGGTGGTACGCGACCCGAGGTACACTTAACGCCAAAGAACAGTGAGGCAGTGGTGGCACACGAGTTTGGCCACAGTGTCGACGAGCAGTCACACGTCTACGCTCTGACGAATGGGTTCCTATACTCGCGGATTGGCGTTGAAGAGCCAGTCCACATGGGTTCGGGATACCGCGAGTCAGAGGTTGGTGTGGCTGATAAGTTCTTTGGTACTGGTGACCGCTATGCTGGGAAGATCTACACTGCCAAATCAACGGAGATCCTTAGTATGGGCTGGGAAGAGCTCATGCGTGACCCAGTAGGGTTCGCCAAGAAGGATCCGGAATACTTCAAGCTCACTGTTGGTATCCTTACCGGGAGACTCAAGTGAACTACGTCGCGATACTGATCTACAAGGGTATGGAGCTAGTGCTAGATGCAGATGGTGTGTGGATAACGCCTGACCCTACGCTTACTGTGTACATGAATACCATATTTAGCCCTACAGTCTACCCACCCTCGCCCACAGCAGGTAACAGTGAATATGCAGCGCAAGCACGCGCAGCCGGTACCAAGCTAGGAACGGAGCCACGATGGGCACCAGCACCCACTACTACCGAACGTGTGTACTAGGAACTCACCATGCTTACGCCTGTGCAACACCGTATGCTGAGCATCCTCAATGATGGGGAACGGCACACCAAGGAAGAGCTACACGCCTGCCTCGAAGACGACTTTGCCCCACTTACAGCCATCAAGTATCACATCGTTAACCTACGGGTCATACTGCGTGCCCGTAGTCGTGGTATTGTCCTAGAACGTATCGACGGTGTCGTGTACTACAGACAGGTCCAGTATCTATCAGTGACTGAGTAACCAAGCCAAGTTTGCTTTCTTCTCATCTCGCTTGCGTTCTCCGCTGTCGCGCGAGTAAAGTGCAAGCGTGGAAAACCACTACGAAATCTTCGTCAGCAACTTGTCGGGCAAGCCTCGCCGACAAGTGCTAAACGGGCGTGACTATGTAGTCGTACCCGTATCTATGATCGTTCCCGGTGTACTCAGTGGCAGCCGTGGTGCCCTGTATTACCCCGAGGATGAAGTGAGTAGTAACGTTGATGCCTGGAACGGTATGCCACTGACGGCACGCCACCCGGTTATTGATGGTGTACCAGTGAGTGCTCGCGACCCGAGGGTGTTCAACAAGTACCACCTCGGCCATGTGTTCGCAGCCAACTACGACGGTCGGTTGACGGCTGAGGCGTGGTTCGATGTCGAGCTAACCAACCGTGTAGATAAGCGTATTATCCCAGCCCTGAACGCTGGTAAGCAGATCGAGATTAGTACCGGGCTGTACACCAAGAATGAAGAGGCACCACCGGGCAGCACCTACAAGGGACGTCCATACACCCACATAGCGAGGAAGTACCGACCTGATCACTTAGCGGTCCTCGTAGACGAAGTGGGTGCGTGTAGTCTGCGAGACGGCTGTGGTCTGAACGTTAACACCGAGGACTACGTGGACGAGCTCGAGCAACTATGGCAGACTTGGAATCGCGATTGGCCTCAGAGCAAGCGCGATAAGACACCCAAGGAAGACTTCGCCGGTCCGAATGAGTCCTTCCCCATTCAGGATCAAGCGGATGTCAATGCAGCGGCAAAGCTGATTGGTCATGCCAAGGACCCGGCAGCAGTCAAGGCACGGATCATTGCCATTGCCAAGCGGAAAGGTCTCAAGATTCCAGAGTCGTGGCAACACGACTCATCTCATAACTCCTCAGGAGTACCAAGCGTGAACAAGGAACAATTGATCGGTTGGCTCACTGCGAACTGCACGTGCTGGAAGGGTCCGTCCGCCAGTACTGCACTCAACGCGATGACCGAACCTGAACTCCAGCAACTCAAGACTTCTGCTGAGCAGAACGCCACCAACACCAGTATCGCCAACCAACTCTCGACGGGGGTGGTGGTGAACGGTGCGAAAGTGACGCTTACCAACGGAACACTTACTGCCGTGCAACTGACACCAGCCCCCAGCGCAACGCCTGCACCAACATCTGTACTGAACCTTACGCCACTCACCACACCCACGGCCAATGGGCAAGCAACCTCGATGAGGGACTGGCTCGCGGCGAATGGCAGCCCGCAAGAGAAGGCAGTGTGGAACAGCATGACCAGTGATTACGAGGCACAACGCCAAGTGATCATCAACAAGCTAACGTCCCACATTACTGACACTGCGAAGAAAGCCACGGCACAGGCAGCCTACGCAGGATTCGACTTGGATCAACTCAAGGCCATTGCACCCGCAGAAACCCCAGCCACGAACGGCGGTAACAGCCCGCACTTCGCACTCGGCGCGGGTGGCCCACTGGTGAATCTGAATGGTGGTCCCCAGAACCTGACCATCAACAAGGTGGACGGGAAGCCTGTGCAGAAGCTCACCTTCGAGAACCCCATCAAGAAGAAGTAAAACACCTGAGTCGACTTTTGGGGGAGTCGGCGCGTCGTGTGTATGGGTTAGCACGGAGTGAAATATAGGGGGGACTGACGGGACCCTTTATATCTCCTCTGATAGGGTTCGAATCCCTAACGACGCGTTGTTACGTGTTCCAGTTTTCCTTAACTTCCTTGGAGGTACCCATGTTCGCGTTTCGCGCAGCGAAGAGCCTCACGAAGAAGTCGGTCAAACCCACTCTGTTCCTTGCCACAGCGTTGTCATTGCTGTGGGTGGGCATTGATCTGTGTGATGGTGCAAGTGAGCGGTTCCACCACCGTGTGGAGCAAGCCCAAACAGAAGTATCCAAGCCAGTTACAGATATGACCGAGCAGGTAGCTGACGTCATGGTGAAATTCTGGCACAGCATCGAGAGCAACCCAGGACCGAGCATCCTGGCAGCCATACTGTTCGTCCTGACCATCGTCTACCACAAGATCAAGGGTCGTTCCACTGTTGCGGCTGTCAAAGCTGCCGTACTGCGTGAACCCCCCATCGAGCAGCCACTACCGAACCCAACGCTTGAACGTATCCAGCGTGACGTAATCGAGAACCAGATGCTGGAGACCTACGACAAATTGGAGAAGCGTCAGAAGGATCTGCCCTCCGAGATCGAGAATGCGGCAGCCCGCGTGCGTCAGGCAGATAGCCAGCGTGTTCGTACTGCAGAAACAGCAGACCGGGCAGCTAATGAGTTCGAGAAGGCCAAAGCCTACCACCAACGTCTCCTCAAGGAGCGCGAGGACGGTAGCAACCTAATGGCAGAGATCGAGCGTGAGCTTAACACTCGAGAAACCGCCACCTGATAACACCTATCCGCGTCCTGGGGCTGGGGGTTCAATTCCCCCGCGCGGATCTGTCCCTACTACCTTCAACACTTGGAGATACCGATGGCATTGCGTGGCAACAAGGTCGTCATTAGCAGTCCGCAGAATGGCAAGCAGCGTGCAGGCGTGCTCGGCGATACGTCCGCGGCTGGGACGTGTATGGAAATCCAGACTCCGTTCTATCAGGGCGGACAGCATCTGTACCGCGCATTCCAGCCGGGTACTGACGGTTTGCGTCGGCAGGTGATTGTCCTGCTCGAAGACGACATCCAGGGCTTTGGCATCCTGAAATCTGATGGCACGCCGAACGCTGGTGTCAGTGGCACGATGCGTCAGTTCTATTGGCCCGTCCCCGGTGACGAGATGAACATGCTGATCAAGGATATCGCTGGTACCGCGGACGACCACACTGCCGGTGACCTACTGATCATCAATACTGGCACTGGCAAGCTGATCGCCAGCACTGGCAGCGAACAGAGTGATCCGTTCGTCCTGCTCGAGACCGTCATTGACCCAACAGCGGATTTCTATAGTCCGTGCATGTTCACTGGGTACTAACCAACCTGCACACCAATAGCGGGGAACTGTTGGTGTGCTTCACCTACCACAATCACACTACAACGGGAGATCGAACAGTGTTCACAGACTTTGTACTCAATGGGGCTGGGCACGGCGAAGTCGGCGAGGTAATGAACCAAGTCGCCTTCGATCCGGGCTGGCTCCAACCGTATGTCCGTGAGGATGGCGTTAAGTGCGTCACCATCAACGGCAAGAAAACCTACAACAAAGAACTCAAGCGGTTCGAGTTCGAACGCTGGGAATACCCACTCAATGCACTCCGCCAGATGGGTTACGACCTGCCTGTGTGGAACTCCACCATGCTCCGTAAGGAGGAATGGTTGGAGCTCGAGAAGCAGGTACTGGGTGCCGCGCAATTGCGTCTGCGTGCATGGGCTGACCTGAGTGGTGCCAACACGTTCGGAGGATTCGACGGCATGTCGAAGATGGTCCTCGAACACGAGACCGCGAACGATCCCGGCGAAGCGATGGTGGATATGGAAGGTGTGGCAGACGGGCGCAACGATGCTCCGCTCTACCAACTGGAAGGTCTGCCGCTACCCATCACCTACGCGAACTTCCACTTCAGTGCGCGTAAGCTCCGTATCAGTCGTGGTGGTAATACCCCGATTGACATGCAGATGGGTAAGGCTGCCGGTCGCCGTGTAGCCGAGATGGTCGAGAAGACTACCATTGGCGTTGAGACTGGGATCACCTACGGTGGTGCCAGTACCTACGTCGGTGGGTATGGTCGTAACAGTAAGGTCTACGGGTATCTGAACTTCCCGCAGCGATTACTGAAGAACAACATCGCGACGCCGACTGGCTCCAACCCGGAGAACACGGTCGCTGATGTGCTGGCAATGCGGGACCAGTTAACCGCAAGCAAGAAGTACGGTCCATGGATGATTTATCACAGCAACGACTGGGATAAGTACATGGACAACGACTACGCATTCGTCAACGGCAGCAACTGGGCTACCACCCCCAGTAAGACGCTTCGTGAACGTCTGCGGCAGATCGACGGTGTCCAGGACGTTCGCCGTCTGGACTACTTGCCTGCATCCGCCACGCAGTTCAGCGCGGCACCTGACCGCATCACAGTTGCCAACCCGTTCACGCTAATCATGGTCGAGCTGACTGACGAGACAGCTCGTGCAGTCAATGGTATGGACCTGACCGTGGTCCAGTGGGAAACGAAGGGTGGCATGATGCTGAACTTCAAGGTGATGTGCATCTGGGTCCCGCAACTCCGTGCTGACTTCTACGGGCACTGCGGCATCCTGATCGGCACCACGTCGTGACCGTACAGGGTGGGGTAGCGACCGAGAGGACACGAGTTCGCGCATGGCTCGTCTGGTCCTACCCCACCCGCCTCCTTCTTACTCAACCCGCTAACCCCAAGGAGTTACCTGTGCTCAAGCCACTGTTCACAGCCTGCTTGCTTCTGGTGTGTGCCATGCTTTCTGCCACAGACACGGCACCGTTCATTGTCAGTGATAGCCCATCACCTGCCACTGGGTTCGTCGAGATCAAGTACGCACTGGCCGAGGGTGACACAGTCCAGTGGGAAGTGACGCCGAAGGCCACGTTCGTCAAGGATCATGTTGAGTATAACATTGTCAAGGATAAGGACGGGAAGGTCACCACGGTCACACCGGTGAATGCTGTGCTGCACTTCAACGGTCCGGCTGGCAACTACACCGTCACCGCGTTCGTTATCAACTTCGATAAGAAGACATTCGATCGTAAGTACCTTCAGCACACAGTTGGCGTACCTACACCACCCACGCCACCGACTCCCCCACAACCGGCACCACCGTTGCCGAGCGTGGACCTACAGAAGAAGATCGCCGAGGCCTTCAATACTGACAAGGGTACGAAGGCAGACGCAGTACAACTATCTGCACTGTACAAACTCACTGCCAAGCTATGCAGCGACAGGAAGAAGGCACCCAGTAGCCGTGAGCTCCTCCGCCAAGTGCGTGAGGCGAGTGATGGGCTAATCGGTAATGACCAACTCGCTACAGTGCGTACCCTCGTGGCCGCAGAGCTTGCCACCATCTTCGGCAGCCCTACAGATACAGACCTTACTGACGTACAGCGCACCAGTGCCGCAGAACTATTCCTCAAGCTCGCAGCAGCCCTTGACGCTCTGCTTGGCTAACACCTAACCTTCCTCCAGAGAGCCATACATGAGCAACGTACCTGATACTACGCCACAGTCCTGGATCCGACGCAACTGGATGTTCATTGCGTGGGTCGTTACGACGTTTATGGGGATCGTGGGTGGTATCGTTACCCACCAGACGTTTATCCCCCAGCCACCACCAACAATCGTCACGCTCGAGAAGCCCATACTCGTCCACGATAACAACGTCAACCTGGATGAATTCGGTAAGGGCTGGGTCGCGGACCACGACCAGATCAAGGATAACCTGGACCCGGAGAAGACGCTCCAGTTCAGCACCACCCCGGCAGGCAAGGCCATTCAAGCCGGTGATACAGATGTATACCTGTGGCAGATCGTACGCAAAGTCAACAACAAGGCTCCGCCGTGGTACCCGAACATCAATCAGGGTTCAGTAGGTTGCTGTGTGGGTGCCGGTACCAAGCATGCTTGCGATGTAGTGCAAGCAACAGCGATTGCCAGTGGGCAACAGTTCGAGTGGAAGCCTATCTGTGCAGAGGTGATCTACAGCGTTAGTCGTATCCAGGTCGGCAATAGTCAGATCCGCGGTGATGGGTCTACCGGTCGCTGGGCAATGCAGGCTCTGCGGGATGTAGGTGCCTTCGTACCAATGGAGAAGATTGGCAGTTACGACCTGACATCCTTCAGTGCTGCACGTGCGCGGCAGTGGGGTAGTGGTAATGGTGTACCGAGCGATGTACTGGCGATTGGTAAGACGCACTTGGTTAAGGGTGCAGCACTGGTCACTAGCGCGGCTGACGTGAAGAAAGCACTGAGTCAAGGCTACCCGATTAGCGTCTGTTCTAGCATCGGGTTTAACAACACGAACGGCACAGTGGGTACTCGTGACGCACAAGGGTTCATCAAACCTCGCGGCACGTGGCCTCACTGCATGTGTCTGATGGGTTGGCGGAATGGTGACCGACCGGGTGCATTCTGCTTGAATAGTTGGGGTGACAGCGCACATAGTGGACCTACGTTCCCGACTGATGCGCCTGTGGCAGGTTTCTGGATTGACGAGTCTGTCGTGGATCAGATGGTACGGCAAGGAGACTCATTTGCGTTATCGGACGTTCAGGGTTTCCCGGCTCGCAAACCGAAGCCAGATTGGTTTATCATGAACATTCCTGTTCAGCCGGAGAAAGCTGAGTTCGCTCTCGCTCCGTGATGCGGCACTTCGCCACACCACAATACCCACTTGTCTGAGGATCCCGCGATGAAGACGTTATTTGCAGTCTTTACAGCGTTCCTGCTGTGTACGGCTGCCAGTGCTGGAGAACAGGGTCCAGTGATGAATGGTAAGTTGATCCACGTGAAGAAGGGTCCCTGCGCCAGCAAGACTACGTGCCCAAAAGAAGCTGAAGCACGTGCGAGGGCAGCGTTAGCACTGGCGCAGGCGAGCAAGCCTGTAGTCGCTACCGTACCGGAGAAGATCCAGGTCAACAAAGGTTGTCACTGCGGTGACTTCTGCGAGTGCCCGAAGGGTGTCTGCCCGGACTGTATTGAAGCGGGTACGGCACTGACGAAGGGTCTGGCCTTACCGAAGCCTATGCCGTCCGCGGCAGTCAAACCAGTAATCAGCTACATGCAGCAGGGAACTGCCATCTACGAGGTGACGCCTGCTGGTTACAAGTTCATCGGCTACTGCACCGGACAAGCGTGCTACACCAGTAAGTGACGATGATTAATAGTCACCGTGTGTGACTACAAGTCTGCCGTCCGGCGGGGACGGCTTGACTCCTTGCAAGCCGACTTCACTGTCCTTGCGGGAGGAATACCAGTGGAGTGCTCCGCCGGACGGTTTTACACCTGACTCCACACCAAGGAGATGCAATGGCAGAAGCAGCCCCAACCTCGATTCCGGCTCCGGCACCCGTCGGCCAATACCGCAAGCCTCTCAGACCGTTACCCCCGATTGTGGGTAAGTTCCGGCTCCGGGAAAAGTGTGGCACGCTAGTGGAAGCAGGCGAGAACCAAGGTGTCCGCGGTTCCTACTACGTTGTCGGTGGTCAAGTGGTTGAAGGTCGCAGTGACCTCGCCAAGCGGTTCCCGGAGAAGTTCGATCGCGTTGACGACAGCAAGCGCGTTACGGCTCACTGGGTACCCAACGACGAAGACGGCACGCAAGGCACGGTTGCACCGTACAACACGGACTACGTAGAGCGTAAGGAAGTCACACCAGTCGCACCCAGCGCGCCGCAATCAAACAACCAAGCAGTCAACACATTCGAGACGTACCGCGAGATGACTATCGCCGAGCTGAAGCAGCAGGCAGTCGAGGACAGAGTGGATCTAGGTACGGCACGCACCAAGGACCAAATCCTTGATATGTTCCGCCAGCACCTCGGGCTCGTTGAAGAGGCGAAGTAACCCATGTCATACGCCGACAGTGATCAAGTGATTAGCCTCCTATCACCGGGAGGCGACTACGATGGTGTAACAGATCTTACTCCGTTCATCAACACTGCCGACGTATGGATCCGAGCATTACTCAAGTGTGCCGCGATAAAGGGTCTAACACCGGACCCGGCTGACTTGGCGGTGATTGCCAACTGGCTAGCGGCACACGCCTACGTGATGAGTGACCAGACTTACACACAGAAACAGACAGACCGCGCTGCCGGGCAGTTTAAGAGCAGCGTGGGTCCACGATTCCAGTTGAGTAACTATGGTCAGACAGCTATGACTCTAGATAGTACCGGCTGCCTTGAAGTAATCAATCAGCCGCAGAAGAAGGTCGGAGGCTTCTGGGGTGGTAAGGTGCCGTGTGACCAGATCCCCTACTGGCAAAGGAAGACCAACTGATGTCTTATGCAGACCTGCTGGTGCCTACCATGCTCGTGCTGACATTTACCGTACCCGTTGCCTACGATGCCCTGTACTACGTGTTGGATAGCATCGAACCGTACTTGCTACAGTTCGAATACAGGCTTCGCAGGGGTGTTACGGCAAAAACTCCCAACTAACCGCCACGAAGGGCTATAAACGCTCGCTAGACGTCTTAAAAAGGGCTTTATATGCCACCCCCTGAAACGTTCCATCGTCACCAAACAGCGATTCTCTGGAGGAAGGTTGGGGATAATGCCCAAAACGAGCCAGTGCTGGCAGCCCCCATCGAGCTGACACCCACCAACGGTACCGGAGTGCGATGGGAAGCAGGCAGGCGGAACATGATGGATCCGCAAGGCAACCTGATCAACGTGGACGCAGTGGTAGTAGTAGCCGTTGATATACCGATAGGTAGCCAGATGTGGCTTGGTCGGTTAGAAGAGTTCTACGGTACCGGGACCGGTAGTACAGGTATAGATGATGAGGTGATGTGGGTCATACGCCAGATTAACGTACCTGACATCAAACACCGGGTTGCACGGCGTGAGGTGTGGCTCGCTAAGAGTCAGAATGGTCCTGGGCAAATAGCAGGAGGGTAGCGTGCCGGTAGATGGCCTGAAACAACTGACGCAACAGATACAGCTACGCATCCAGCAGGCGAAGAAGGCTGGTGTCAAGGCTGCTGTCGCCGTTGGCTATACGCAATACTACGCCATCTACGTCCACGAGAACCTTACAGCCAATCACCCGAACGGCGGACAGGCGAAGTACCTGGAGATCCCATTCCGACAACTATCCGCGCAGGCTGCACAGTTCCTGACGGATGCTATGTCTAAGGGTGTCAGCCTACCAGATGCGTTGATGCTGTTGGGCTTACAGTTGCAACGTGAGAGTCAGCAACTTGTACCCGTAGACACTGGTGCCCTGCGTGCCAGTGCGTTCACTCGGTTGGAGAAGCTATGACACATAGCCCAGCAGATGTGACGCGGCAGCTACTCATTGATATCGGCCAGTGCAGCGACCTGGACACCAATGGACAAGCAACAGGAGATTGGCCAGTATTCGAGAGTGGTGAGCCAAACGCACCGGACAACATCGTGGTCGTAATGGACTACGAAGGACCGTACGAAGGTAGCACGCAGTACGACGGTGAGAGACAAGGCTTGGACGCTATCCAGATCAAGATACGTTCCAAGACCAAGCGCGTAGGTTACATGAAGGCCACCACCATCGCTGACCTACTGAGCCTCAGCCCGCAAGTAGGCGGACAGGCTTATGAGCGTGGTGTAACAGTCGAAGACATTCGTTACATCGTACACGCATACTCAAGAATCGGGAAGGTAATACCGCTGGGTAAGGAGTCCCCCACTTCCACTCGGCGGGTATTTGTCGTGAACGTGCTGGTAGGGATCCGTCAGTGCAACTAACACTCAACACCAACGTGGGGGAACACCATGCCACCGACAGTCGTAGCTCGTATGGACCCGATCGGGATTAAACTCCACGACGGGTACCAGATCCTAATCGCGTTCGCCAATAACCCGGCCATTGGGCTGTGGGAGAAGTCAGTTAAGCCACCGGGTCTGGATGGTGGTGAGAAGATCGACCAGACCACGATGCACAACACGGTCTGGATGACCGCTAGCCCACAATATCTCATCGGGCTTACGGACGGTACGAGCAAGGTCGCATACGATCCGGGCGCGTGGGACGACATCTTCGAGCAGGTGAATGCCAACCAGTCCATCACGGTGCACTTCCCGGACGGCTCTGCACTGGCGTTCTTCGGTTACTTGAAGTCCTTCGAGCCAGATGACTTGGTGCGTGGCACACAGCCGGAAGCGACCATCACCGTCGTGGTCACCAACGTGGATCCGACAACGTGTGCTGAGTCTGGCCCGATCATGGTGCCGGGTAACGGTAGCTGCACCAACTTCACTTGATAACTTCCTCCAGAGATCGCCCATGTGTTGACCATTAGTCGCCCATTTACAAGGAGCTCGGTATGTCAGAAGCAAATAAGACCCCGATGGTCTACGACGACCTTGAACCCGTCGTTGTACCCGTGACCATCAAAGGGCAGAAGTACAACCTCCGGGAAGCGTTGGAAGACGCTGCCGTGAAGATCAACAACGCGCGGGCTGGTGCGGCACGTTTCACGGGTGGTGAGCTGAATCGTGTACACGGTGTGGGCGAACTGCAACCACTCGCAGTGAGTCTGTGCCTGTTCAAGGTTGACGCCAATGGTGGCGAGACTGCTGTGAGTGTCGAGACCGTTAAGCGCTGGCCGACGCGTATCGTCAAGGACCTGTACGATCGACTCATTTCTATTAGCGGCATGGACGAGAAGAAGACGGTCGAGCAGATCGACAAGGAAATTGCACGCCTCAACCGGATGCGGGTCGAAGTGGCTGGTGGTGATACAGACCCAAAAGAAGTGGACGCGGATACGCTCGTCACTTCCGCCTAGCGGAAAAGTCGGGCAGACTCTTACACGATGTCATGGGATGGCGTGGTCCCATGACTCACCGGCAGTTCCTCGCATGGTTGGAATGGGAGCAAGAGGATCTTAGTACACCGGGTAAGATCGAATACTACTTGGCTCAGGCAGCCTGCGAGGTGCGCCGCGTCCTTGCCAGTAAGCCGGATAGCGTGAAGGTTGGGGATTTCGTACTCAAGTTCATCGATACCAGTAAACCACTCGACGGTGACGACCAGAAAAATGCCACTGCAATGACGCAGGCAGTCTGGAAGAGCCGCATGACGCTACCAGTCACCATCGTTAAGCCTGAGGAAGTGAAGTGGGTCTACCCGCCCAACTATAAACCACCCACTAAATTCCCAACATCAGCACCAAACCCAGCCGGTGAGTGATGGCCGTAAGTGCAGAAGTCGAAGCACTGATTGTAAGGTTCATCGGGGATAACTCCGAGTACATCAAGCTTCTTCAATCGTCGCTGACAGCCACGCAACAGGCTGTCACGGCGATCGAGAAGGAGACGAACCGGCTCGCACGTCAAGCCCAACAATTCGCCAATGATCAAACACAAGCAGTCACCAAGATGGCAAGTACTGCCGTCCAATCTACTAGTAGTTGGGCAACACTCACCGATCAGGTACGTGTCTACACAACTGCTGTACTTGCAGCAGTAGGCGTGACAGGGCTATTCGGCACAGTGGTAAAGACCATCCAACTTGCGGCAGAAGCAGAGAGCATAGAGATTGCGTTCCGTAGCATCATTGGTGATGCACAGCTAGCGGATAAGACGCTTAAGGAGCTGCGCAAGTTCGCGGACTGGTCCCCCTTTAGCACCCGAGACGTGTTGGAGGCAGGTAAGCTCATGCTCGCGATGGGCGGCGACGCTAAGAACCTTGTTCATGATATGGAGATGATCGGAGATGTTGCCAGTGCGTTGAAGATACCACTCAAGGATTTGTCTTACTTGTATGACAAGCTACGCGCACAGGGTCGAGCATATGCCATTGACATCCATCAGATTGCACGTCACGGCGTACCGATTAACAAGTATCTAAACGAGATCCTCGGTACCACAGACCAGACGCTACGGAAGGCCATCGAATCTGGGGCTGTGACGTTTGCACACGTTGAGCAAGCCTTTAAGAATATGACTAAGGAGGGTGGGCGGTTCTATAAGGCTATGGAAGAGCAGAGCAAGACACTGTATGGGCTATATGAACAATTTCGGTCTGAGGTGGAGAATGTCCTTACGGAGATTGGCCGTCAGATCGTAGCTAACCTGGACCTTAAGTGGTTGACGGCACAAGCCTCCGCATTCACTACCGAGCTGAAGGTTTGGGTCCGTGAGCTAGATCCATTCATCAAGAAGTTTATCCTGTTCACTGCGGTGTCACTAGGTGCACTGGCAGCAGTGCGGATCTTCATACTGGGCATTGGTATTGCCATCAGTATCATCAGTACGGCATTGACACCATTAAACGTCACACTAGCTGCACTAGCTGTGGGTGTGGCGTACTTAGCTGCACGTGCAGGCGGACTACAGCAATTTGTGGGGTGGCTACAGAAGGTCTACGAGACCATCGAGTATGGTGCACGTGCGAACGATGTACTGGGCAGGCTGGCGCGTGCCTTTGATGATTGTGTGGTGGCAATTACAGAGTTCATTAAGGCCAATGAATACAACATCGTAATAATCACCACACTCACGATCACGGTAGTGGCGGCCATTGCGGTATGGAAGCTACTGGTGGCGGTCTACACGGTGTTAGGTGTGCGACAGATTCTGGTAACGACTGCTACCATCACTTGGAACGCTGTACTACTCACAGCGACGGTTATTAGTAAGCTCTACGCTGCATCGCTGTTCGTCGTTAACACTGTCATAGCCGTTTTCACCACCCTATCGTCAATAAGTGCCACAGCGAGCATCGTGTGGGCTGTGGCGATCGGTGTGGCAAAGGTAGCTGTGTGGCTATTCAACGCTGCACTGTCGGTGATGCTAACGCTACTGGCACCCGCCACCATACTCACAGCCGCGGTAGCAATCACTGCGCTAGTGGTAGTGGTTGGATTGGTAAGCAGTGCCGCGATTGCAGCCTACGCCAGTGGTAAAGCACTATACGAGATGTTAAAGACCATCTCTACCACGACCGGTCCCATCGCACACATTGGTGAACTATTCCGGGAATGGTGGTCAATACTCAAGGACGTATTCGACTTAATGGAGACCAACGGCGAGGCAGCTTGGAAGCTACTGGCAGCAGGGTTGAAGCTTGCCATCGCCGAGATCCGCGAATTGTGGCCTCCGCTATGGAAGTTCATTAAGGAAGGGTTTGATACGTTGGGGCTATACGTTGCCATCGTGTTTAAGACGCGGTTCCAAGTGGCACTTCACAGCTTCGTACTCGACAGTGGTGAAGTGTTGGACGTCTTAGGTGTGTTCACAGAGGAACGTAAGAAGAACATTAAGAAGGTGGCCGAGGACTCTAAAGTGATCCTGGAAGAAGCATCTAAGCTCACGGCACGGCAGCTAGAACTTAAAGCCGGTATGTTCAAGGTTGAAGAAGGTGAAGACACCAAGAAAGCACGCGAGGAGTTCGAGAAGTTACGCAGTGAGCTAAAAGCCAACCAGATCGAGGACATCCTGGAGAAGGCTGTTACTGCGGGCGTTACGATCCCGGCGGATCGCATAAAGCGTGACTCAGATAGCGTAGTAGGCAGTTTCGACAACATGACTAAGCACGTTCACAAGTTTGATGCAGCGTTGTATGACAGTGCTGAAGCATTTGCCAGAATGCAGGAGTACATAGATCGCCTCGGTGACCAGCGTAAGCTCAACTTCCCCAATGTGGCACCAGCACCACACGAGCGGTTCGGCGAAGTCGAGAACCTATTCCCGCTACCGGGTGGTGAACCTGGTCGTGAGCGTAATGATCGTCTGAACCCACAGCAACAGGTACCTCTACAGAACGACCGCGACCGTGAGGCAATCATCACGTTACTCACGCGGATTGCCAACGCATCCGAAGCACAGGAAAGTAACCAAGCAGTCATCCTCAAGACCGCAACGATTGGGTGATTAATGGCAGGCAGTGGGACATTTACATCGGGCTGTATTAACCCGCGGATTGTCACTAATGGTGGTCCGCGGTCGTGGCGTCTCGAACGTGATGTCAACGGTTATCGAGACTACGTGATCAAGTTCCGTGTGAAGGTAGACACTACGCAGGGACCACATTGCGCGCTATACCAGACACCCGGCTTACCTCTGCCTGGTAGCTCATGGGCCTTTGACCAAGATAGCGACCAGTGGGCTTACTGCACGCAGGAAGCGAAGGTTGAACCAGTCGTTAAGGAAGGTCTGCCGAATACTGACTTTGACATCGAACAACGGTTCAGCACCAAGCCAGCCATCCTCTGTCAGGATGATACGGGTGGCTTCGATGACCCACTGCTACGCGCGGATATTATCAGCGGTAAGTTTGTCAAGTACACCGAGGAGTATGTCGAGGATCGGTTTGGCAATAAGATCATTAACAGTGCCTATGAACAGTTCCGTGGACCACAGGTTGAGTTTGATCGTAACCGTATCCAAGTACGTGTCAAGCAGAACGTGGCACTACTCGACCTACCCACACTGGCAGGGTTAATTGACTGCGTCAATGAGTTCCCCATGTGGGGATTTGATGAACGTACCGTCAAGTTCAGCGGGGCAGAGTGGGAGAAGCATTACCACACAGACTGTACAGTCTACTACACTCGCATCCTGGAATTTGATATCAACACCAAAACGTTCGACCGGGATCTACTAGACGAAGGAACGAAAGCGCTACCCGGTCACTGGGATAACTCGACCGGCACCTACGTGATTGACTTAGCCGCAGCCGTGACCTACCAGGCCGATCGCACTACTGGGTTCAACGTGATCACTGTAAGTGGTGGAGGTGGCACGAAGATCGCCGTCGGTCAGATCGTGCAAGGTGTGGGTATTCCCACAGGTACCACGGTCCTTAGTGTGTCACTTCCCAACGTGGCGCTTAGTAATGACGCGACCAGTAGCGGTACAGACCCAGTGCGGTTCGGTGTAACTGCTGACCCAAATAATCCGCAGCACTTCGTACGCTTCAAGGACCGCAATAGTGAAAACACCCGCGTGATCCTCAACGGTCATGGGAAACCCTGGGACCCGGCTGGAGCCACTACGGGAACAGATGATGACGTTGCAGGTAAGATCCACGTAGAGGCTTACCCAAGCGTTGACTTCAGCACACTTGGACTTCCTGGTTCTCTGTAAGATACAAACCCGCAGCAAGGAGAACGTTATGACAGACGATATGATCCCGGATACTGGGCGGATCAGTGGAAACGCTGGTCGCCGTATTACGCAGATAGGTGGTCCAGCCATCACAGAGCCACGCAGTAAGAGCCGTATCACCGTCACTGAGACCACCACGTACAACGTTCGAGGTGCACAGCCGGTTGTGGTACAGACCAAGTTCGGTCGTGGTCAGGAGACAGAAGAGCAGGCGTATCAACGTCGTATCAAGGTAGACGAGCAGTGGGTGAAGTTCGAATACGATCGTAGTTGGATTACCACGGTGGGGATGTGTATCATCTCCAATGAAGAAGGCAAGTACCAACAGCGTATACCCACACGCGAACAGATTGCAGACATCCAGGCACGTGTGGTGGAGATCTATCTGGAGCCACTCGCTACCGGACTACCTATTGCCTCCAAGGACCTCACACAGTTCGACCCACCAGAACCGCAGATGATCATGCTAGCCCCATTTGCGGCTCTCCTACTTCCTCCAGGAGAACAGCAACGGTACACTCTCGGACCGAACGTGGCACTGTGGTTACGTTGCCAGCACGCAGATGCGAAGTTAATCGTTACCTTCCTACCGGGCTAATATGAACGACGCGATCACACCTACCGGCGAAGGCTATGTCCTCAGCAGGAATGCCGTGGACCAGATCAAGTCATTAATTAATGACCAGATCTCTCATCGCATTAACACAGTTAGCCGTGCTGGGGATCAGACCTTCGAGCATAATGAGTCAATGGCACCTGAGGTCTACGTGGCTCAGGCACCAGTGAATGGTATCCCCGCGCTAATCAAGGCGTGTGGTACTGCGGCAGGGAGTGGTAGCTGTTTTGAAGATCCGTTCGATAGTCCGGATATGCCCGGTTATGGCGACTGCATCATCTACCGCGTGATGCCAGACTCGGAGGCCAATAACACGAGCGGTCCTGGTCTTATCCAGGTGAACATCTTCCCGAAGCGTGTCTACAACATTAGTAGCGAGGACATCCCCGGTCGGTCGTGGCTGGTAGCAGTGCGGGAGAAGAGTGGTAACTATATTGCCATCGGGTTCAGCACAAATAGTAACAGTAGCGGTACCACAGACGTCAAGGTAGCTTGCCATCTGTTCCTAGACGGGGAACACCAGATCAATGTGGATACAGCCAGCCTCGTAGACCCAACATCCGGGCTGTTGGTTGACTTTAGTAGTGGTGAGTGTGGTGTTATCAAGATCAAGTTGGGCTGTGCCCTTATCTTCGATAGTGATGGTGCCATCAAGCTAGACAGGACACAGGTCATTGGGGCTGGACTTACTGTCGGTACGGGTAGCTGCGACATTGCGGTGAAGACAGGCTGCCACCTGATCATCGATAGTACTAATGCAGTAGACCTGGATGTGACGACACTACTGGGTAAGGGACTAAAGCTACATCCAGGTTCCTGTAATAGCATTGATGTGGATGTGATTGGCATCGGCACAGCCATCTACAACATCATTATCCAGCCGGGCGTCACCATCAATAACGGTTTGACGGTAGTCAATAACTACCTTGCCGTTGCCACTGGCTGCGGACTATTCATTGATGGTGCCGGTAACGTCGCATTGGACTTAACTGGCGTGGTGGGTAACGGTCTCGAGTGGGATCAAGCGCACTGTCAGTTAACAGTGGACGTGGGCTGTGGTCTATTCCTTGGTGTGGGTATCGAGGTGGACTTCTTTGCATTGGCTGGCATCCGTGCCGCAAGTGCCCTGCTAGTGCGTGCAGATGCAGCCTGCGACAGCCTTGGTGTGGACCTAATTCCAGACCCCCTACAGACCACTACCGAGATTAGTGACCGTATCACTGGTATACACGTAGTCAATGGTGTACTGCAGATCTCCGTGATACGTACTACATACACTAACTATTTTGACCTCGCTGGCTTGCACATCAACCGCACTGCCAGTCTGCCACTGAGTACGTTCTACGAAGCTAGCATCTGCAACCTGGATTGTGGTACAGGTAGCCACGGTACCGGCAGCGCTGGGCAGGCGTGGTACTGTCTCACATATACCGGATACGTCAATCCTATCTGTGAGTTCCTTACCGTTGTTGAATTTGACAATGTAATCAATAGTGGGAACGCAGTCTACCAGAGTGGACCACATCAGGTATGGAATGACTGCATGATGAGTTGTGGTACCGGCACCAACACGGCTGCCTACTATTGCTTGATGTCACCAGATTACTCGAAGACTGAATGCTTCTACCTAACACTGGTAGAACTAGCGGAGGCACAGGCACTCGGCTACACGGTACAGAACGGGCCATTCACTACAGAACTAAGTTGTAATCTGCTCTGCATCGGCACAGGTACTGGGACCGGTACCAATACGACGCAGTATTGGTACTGCGTCCTCCCACCAGCAATCTCGTAGGTGATGTATGTCGCAGCGTTGTGAGTTCATTACTGCAGATCAGGCTGCTTTGCTGATGGCACTTGGCTACACCATCCTTGGTGGTCCATACACCGACGAGGGTACTTGCTTCAGTGCTTGTCCAGGTACAGGTACACATGGAACTGGGAGTGGTGGGGGTGATCCGTGCCTTGCATTCAAGTCAGGGACTGGTACTAGTGACGTACAGCTACCAGTTAATACAAATGCGTCTGGACACTTACTACTCTGGACCTACGGTACTAGTGCGACTGCTCCGAGTGGTTGGACATCGGTTCAAGGACTTGCTGATGGTAGTGATAATACCTTCACCCTATTCGTTAGGACCGGCAATGGTGCAACGAGTATCCCCAGCTACAACGGGAACGGATGTTGGATTACTGCTTACATTCAAGGTAACTGTGAAGCCACTAATGATTCAACACAGACGGGGTTCACCACCGGAACAACGCTCAGTACAACATCGCAGAGTTTGGCCGGACCAACCGATCTCGTATTCTGGGGAGCGTCGTGTGCAGTTGGTAAGAGTGTATCAAACCCAACTGGATTTGTAGACAGTGGTGTTGGACAGGTTGCCTACGCCACCACTGGACTTGCAATACAGGTCTACTGGAAGAGGTATACCGGTTCAGGTTCTACCGGTACACTCTCAGCAACTGTTACATCCGGGAACCCGATTGCACTTGCAATTAGCCATGCAGAGCACTCGTAGTCACTCCGGTAGGGCAGCATGGTACTTGTAGTTGATGGTGACATCAAACCAGACGTCGAGGTGGCGGTACTCCCAGCACAGGTCGATCATCTCATCACGCTGCAGATGACGATCACCGCTGGCAGCCCGCTCACCCATAATCTCGGATACGCGGACCAGGATGGTACGGGCACGCTGCTCCTCGGTGTACTGGTGGTAGCCGACCACAGTGGTAGCAACGGCAGCCGCAAAGGTCAACCAGAAGAACATTCGTAACACGGTAGTCTCCAGTGAAGGTTCGGGCGATAGCTTTGCAGCATAAGCACAAGAGATAGGCGCGGTGTTGTGTGCAGCCTGTAAAAACCATCGAAGATATCCGGCAGAGGTCTGTAGAGATGCGTCGAGTACAACCGGTAGAATGGGCTTATGGCGTTACCACATGCGTACAGCGACGCGCTACAACTCTACCTACAACACTACGGAGCCTCGTGCGTGCTGGCTTCGACTTTCCACATCTGTTCATAGATGGTACTGCTGACGGTGCTAGTTGGTCGCGGGAGTTTGGACTAGAGGTGACCGCACGTGGTGGTAACAATGTCAAGGCGTATGGGCACTGGGTGCTGTCACTAGCCGAGCTCTACATACGTAAGCCCACTGCCACGCACTACGCCGTCTTCCAAGACGACTTCCTAACGTACTCCAATCTACGGCAGTACCTGGAACGTGCATTATTCCCACAGAAGGCTTACCTGAACCTCTACACGTTCCCTAGTAACACACCAGCCGCATTGCGTACAGCCAAGCTAGAAGCCCCACAGGACGGCTACAGAGGCTTCTACCGAGCAAACCAGCGAGGGAAAGGTGCCGTAGCACTAATCTTCCGCCGCGATGCTGTGGTGAAGCTTTTAACGCAACAGGGCATCGTAGAACGCCCGATGGCTGCCAGTGGTCGCGGTACCAAAAACCTGGATGGTGCTGTGGTCACCGCCATGCAGAAAATTGACCCAGTACGAACACCACTGGGGGAAGTGGGCTGGGAAGAATATGTACACTATCCAACACTGACACTACACATCGGGATGCAGAGCAGTATTGGTAATCGCCCTCATGAGCAGGGTGTGGGCTTTCTGGGGGAAGAGTATGACGCCTTACAGTTCTTAAAGGGGTGACACATGGCAGGGCTTGGAGATGCAGTCGAGCGAGCATTGAAGAAAGTGGGTATTACCGAAGAGAAGGTTAGCAAGTTCCTCGGTAGACCATGCGGGTGTCGTGCACGTAGGGACAGGCTTAACAGTCTCAGCAGTTGGGCGATGCGCACACTTGGTATGAACCGCACCGATGAGGATAGCCTGAAGGACTTGGTAGAGGTGGTGGGTGATCCGACCGTGGTGGAAGAGCTTAAGCCTCCGCAGGACCAACCTTCTCTTCCGAATCAGCCCTAATACTACTACTACTACTACTACTACAACTACACTACTTCATCCCACTTGTCGTGTTACGACAAGTATACTGGAAGATTGTGTTGTTGTGTTGTTGTGTCTTGCCTGCGCTACCCTTTTACCGACCCACATATTTTCCACCCCTGAGGCTATACTAATCTAACCTTCATTGAGGATCCCCGCCATGCCGAAGCTGACAGTGAATGATGAGCCGCTAAGAATCGGCGTAATTGGTAACGGTGTCGTTGGTAACGCTACTGCTCGCACATGGATGGAGTGGGCGGACGTTACCATTCATGATAGAGACCCACACCTCACAGTTAACCGGTTGGACGTAGTACTCAAGTCTCATGTCGTGTTCCTCTGTCTACCCACACCTCGGGTAGCCAACAGCTTTGAACTGGACACTACCTACGTGGATGATGTGTGTGGTAATCTTGCCAGCATAGCTCCACAAGGTACTTATGCTATACGTAGCACGGTCCCACCTGGGACCACGGCGATGCTGCGTACCAAGTACCAGTTGAACAACCTTGTCCATAACCCTGAGTTCCTGACGGCGCGCTGCTCCGTAGTGGACGCACAGTGCCCCACCCGCAACATCATCGGTGGGGAGATCATTACTGGTACCTGCCTCGCTACCCTGTACGCCAAACGCTTCCCCGGTGTGCCTGTACTACGTATGTCGAGTACGAGTAGCGAGTTGGTCAAGCTCGGCCAGAACGCCTTCTTTGCGACGAAGGTTGCGTTCTTTAACGAACTCCGAACACTGGTGGATGCCAGTGGTGCGAAGTGGGACGACGTGTTAGCAGGGGTGATGAGTGATGGTCGCATTACCCATGCACACACGCAGGTACCCGGTCCTGACGGTCAGTATGGATTTGGCGGTGAGTGCCTGCCAAAGGATTTGGCTGGCCTCGTACACAGCCTCAAGCAGCACAAGCTGCCGTGTGTAGTGACACATGGTGCAATCCTACGAAACGAGCACGATCGTAAGCGTCGGTGATCCCTCCTCTTTCTTCCAGAGAACCAAACATGAGTCGTTCGGAAAAGACACTTAGTAAGCGTGGTCACAGTGTGGTGTTTCACCACCGTGACAGTATGCGCCGTAAGGTAGACATTGCGTCCTTCAAGCCTATGATCGGCGTCGTCCCCGCGACCACGCTGCCAGTGGATAGCCTCGGTACTGTCCCACCAACGTTCGACATGGATTACAACGACACGGAGGGTACGTGTGGTCCGGCAATGTGTGACCACGTGGACGTCATCTACGCGTGGCGTCAAGGGAAGGGTACGCAACTCACCAGCAATGTCAGTGCACTGGTCAAGCAGTACAATCAGTACAGTGGTGGTGACAACGGTACAGACGAGGATATGCTCGTCGGTGCTGGTGGCATGTGGACACCCCAGTCCAAACAGGGTGGTCTAGAAGGCAACCCGCTCTACGTGGTGGATGACCACTTGGATCTGGACGTCACGAATGTGGCACTGGCGCAGTACGCCATCGATCAGTTCTACGCTGTGTGTATGGCGTGGAGTGTGCCAGATCTGTTCCTGCAGAACTGGGAACCGGGCAGCAGTTGGCTCACAGCCATGACGCCGGATCCTAACAACGGGCACTACACACCGCTTGCTAGCGTGGATAAGAGTGGTAACTACACGCTGATCACATGGGGTGGTACCTGCACTGTTGGTCCCAAGTTCATTGCCAGCGTGCAGCCTGAAACGTTCGTAGCCTTCAGCCGCCAGCAGTTCGACAAGAACGGCTACGATAGCAAAGGACGCCACGTAACGACTCAGGCTGGCGTGTGGGTGAGCATGGGTGGTAACGCAACGAAAGCAGCCGCAGTGGTGGCGATGTTTCCTCCTGCCACTCCA